GTTATTACCATCATTTGTTAAAAAAAGAATTGCACTTGTTGCTGAAGACCCAGTTAGTGTAACATATCCTGAGTTAACTGTATACGCGTTACCTTCTCTAGCAGCTTCTGCGTATTCTTCTTTTTGTACTGTTTCCGTGTAAAGTCTATTTCTATAATCTACTTTAACACCAAAACCGCCACCAGTACCATCTGTTATTTCAAATCCCATTTTATTTTATTTTAATAATTTATTATTCAAAGTAAACTTCCATTTCACAAGTTAAATTAAATGTAACACCATTAGGTGGTTCACACGTTACTGCTAATGAACTTCCCTTATCTAACGTGACCGCTCCATTCCACATAAACATTAACATTTGTTGATTCCCAACACCCAAGTAATGTCTACCAAAAACATTTCCGTTTGTAACGGTTAAGAAAGTACCATTTCCTTGATACGCTAATCCCTCATAATCATTTGAACTACCAAAATTAATGTTTTGAACGTCCGCAGCAATTGCTGAAGAAATTAATGTTCCTGTTGTAGGGTTTTTATACATATTGATTTTGGTAAATTGACTTGCGGTTCCTGACCATAACTTTATGTGATGAATCAACATTTTTTTATCCGAATTATTTTTAATGTATAAAACACCGTTTTCTTGTCCAGTAACACCAGTAAGAGAAAGAAAGTTGGTTGAAATAACAAAAGTATTACCTACTTCTATTGAATTATACACCGCTCTTTCTTCGGTAATACTATCAACAAGTATTCTATTAAGTTCTGTTACTTTTGCTTTTCTACTAGTTCCTGTTCCGTCTTGTATTTGAAAACCCATTTTTTATATTTTTAGTTTTTTATAAAATTATATCACTTAAATAAACTTGAAATCCTGTATAAATTTCGTTTGAGGTTAATCCGTATTGTTGATAAGTTACCACAACTGACGAACCTTTTTTCAATATAATTTGAACAGTTCCAAAATTTCGTTGAGCAGTACCTTGTGTTTGATATAACACTGGAGTGTTGTTATAACCTGAAACAGTAAATCCGTCACCACCCTTTTTAACACCAACATTTAATTCATTTGAAGAACCTATCAATCTGTTTACAGGTGTTAAATCTGTACCAGAACTAATTATTGTCCCTGTTGTTGGATTTGAGTAAACCCTCATCAAACTTAATCTTGTTGCGGTTCCAGAACTATTATCCGTGCCAATAAACCAAGCGGATAATATTAAATCTTTTTCTTCGTTATTTTTTAAGTATAAAAGTGGTGTTTCTGATGAACCAGTTACGGTTATAAATTCTGTGTTAATATTGTAAGCTTCACCTTTTGATGTTGCATGGTCAAATTCCGATTCAGTAATAGATTTAACATATAACCTATTTTCAGAATCAATTTTAACCTTATATTTTGTACCTGTTCCGTCTTGTATTGTAGTTGCCATATGTTTTAAATATTAGTTAATTTAGTTACAGTTAGACTAAAACTAACTGGCATTTGTACATTACCTGATGGTGGTGTTATTGCTAACAAAATACTAACACCTTTAGGGAATACTAAATTCGCCGAAACTTGGTTGTACACGTTAACTGGAAAAGCTAATTGAAATGTAGGGGTTAAACCTGTAAATCCACCAGCACCTGTGGGCGAACCATACTTAAACGTACCATCCAAACTATTGGAACTACCAAAATTGGTGTTTAGAGGATTAAAATCTACCCAAGTTCCAGTTAAAGAAGATTCGTTAACATTTTGATAAACATTCACTAAATAATTTTGGAATGTTGCACCCGATGCCCATCTAGCTTGTGAAGAAAAAGATTTTGAAAATAAAGAAACATCCTCCTCAAATTTAAAGTATAAAACACCATTTGCAGTGTCACTAGTTTGGGTTAAGAAAGGAGTACCAATGACGTAAGTATCACCATTAATAGCTCCCTCAATTTGACTGTCTTCAACAACACCCCTAACTTCAAGTCTATTGGTACTATCTACTTTGGTTGCAAAACCTTTTCCTGTTCCGTCTTCTATAATTGTTGCCATATTTTATATTAATCTATTTCATCATTTTCAAAAATGTTATCATCAATTATGAAATCATTTTCATGTGCTTTATACATATTATTTATTCTTAATTGATGTATTATTTTTTGAGTTTGAGTTGACATATCTATTATTTGGTTATTTTGGGTTAACAAAACATTATTTATTTCTGTTAACTTTTCCGTTAAAGAATCCAAACTTAATATTTGTTTATTTTGTAATAACATACCCATTTAGTAATAAATATTTGTTATTTATCTTTTAGCTAATAATTTAATAGTTATTAACCCACGACTAGCGACTTTTAAATTTAATCTAATGTGTTTACCACTAAAAGTCCCTTTATCAATAATAAAATTACCTGAACCAACAGGTAAAGTATAATTTTGACTTAAATCGGCCCAATTGGTGGAATCGTTACTTTGTTCTAAAACAAATTCATTATTGCCTTGTATATTTGTATAACAAACTTGTATAGATAGTGTTATGTATTTAGATACATCTGAACTAGTAAAAGCACTAACACCATTACTTAAATTGTAATTGTTACAAATTGTTTCCTCTAAAAATGTTTTATCAGGTAAAAACGCCATTTTTTTATTCTATAAATATATTCCTTATTACATTTGTAACCATATTCCGTTACCTGTATTAAAAATTATTAACGCACCACCATTGGATTGTAGTACAACTGTGTTAGAATTTTCTGTGGAAATAATAGTGTCCAAACCAGAAGATACTATAGTTATGTTATTATTAAAAGAATTTAAACCAATATCTTTTATATCATATTTTAACCTACCGCTTAAAATTGAATCTGGTAAGTATATTGTTGTTGCAGATATTGACGAATCGACACCTAAAACATTATCTGTTGTTGTCGCTGAATAACTAGAACCTGAAACATAAGTATAATTATTACCAATTGTATTTATTTGTCTATACTCAACATTTCCTGTTAACTCATTCCTACCTAATATTTGTGTTAAACTATTATTTTCGGTAGGTGTTGACGATATACTATATGTGTCTGCGGTAATATTAGACTGAACTACCATATTACCCACTACATTTAAATCACCAAAATAAGATGTGTTACCAGATATTGTATAATCACCTAACAAACTTTTTGTATTAACCCAAACAGGGGTTCCGTTATAAGAACCTCTCATTAATAAATCACCAGTAGTTGCCCCACTAATTCTAACGTCATGAATTTCATCCAACTCCCAACCGTTACTAATATTGACAAATATTGAACCTACGGTTGCATCAACTCTAACAACGTAACCAATTAAAACAGTATGTTGTGGTGCGATAGGTTTTGTTGAAGTATAAGCTCCAGGTGTTGTTGGTGATAACCAAACAGGTGTACCACCGGTTAAACCTAAAGTGTTTAAATTACTTATGACACCAAAAGTGGTGACATAACCTTCCGAACCAGAAGGTATTGCCAAATCAACCATACCCAAAGTTGTGACAGAATATCCGTCACTAACTGCGGAAGCTCTTTTAACTGAAGGTCTATTTCCTTGTGAACCTGAAACATAAACAATTTCACCTTTTTGTAGTGTAGTTGTTTCAGCGTTGTAAACCCTGACAATTTCTTCTTGACCTACTTGTAAATCAATAAAACCCGTCGTTGTATCACCAGCAGCAATATTTAAAGTACCAGTACCTGAGTCCCAACTAATACGACCCTCAGATTGTGGTACAGTAGCATTTACATTAAAATCTATATAATCGGTATAAATGGTATTAGCAGTTAAACCATTTTGTATTATTGTACTACCAGTAACCAATAAATTACCTTCATATGTTAAATCACCTTGAACATAGACATCACCAATAAAATTAGTATCACCAGTAACACTTAAAGTATATCCGTTAGGTAAAGATGAACCACTAATTGTGACATCACCAAAAAAATTAAAATTACCATTAATTGTATCACCAGTACGATTGATTCTATCCCAACCAATTTGACGTACTTCAGTAGCACCAGTTAACCCTCCAGTATAAAGAGTATATAATTTGGCGTCAGCAGTGTTTAACGCCAACTCACCAAGAGTTAGTCCTGAAAGTAATGGTACTTTATCAACAACATTTGAACGTTTTAATAAAAACGTATTATTACGATTTGCCATATCTATGACTTACAAAAAATCCCTATGTAGGGTGAAATTATTAGGTTATATAACCTATAAAATAAATATCCCCAACCTTTTGATTGGGGATATTTTTATTTGTAAAAATATTTGGTCTTTTTAATAAATACCGCCATCAAGGATATCGTCTTCCGCTAACACCCTTTTACCATCAGGAGCTCCCGAATTTCCATTTGTGTTTCTAATTAAAATATCATTTAATTGGGTAAATAAACCTCTATTGGCGTTACCTGTTAAAGCAGTGTATTCGGTATTTGAATTTATGTTTGTATTACCAAACAACTGACCAATTTGTAAAGTTGAGTCGGTACCAGCTATTCCAGAACCATCTTGGATTACAATACCTGAACCAATAGAAGTTGTTGTACTACTACCACTAGGATTGTAATTTAAAGTTATTGTTGGGTCTTCTATGTAAAGTTCATTAGTGGTAATTGTTGTACCAGTACCATAAACGGTAAAATTACCGTGAACAATTAAATCACCAATACCAGGGTTGGCGGTACTACCACCACTACCGATTATTAAACCTCCTTGACCTATTATTGCTGTACTACCTGATGGGTTGTTAACTATTAGATTACCAATAGTTAATAAATCTGTAGATTCGTTATATTCAAAACCAGATTCGGTTTTAAGTTCACCACTTGGACCTACATAAACAACTTGACCAGATGTTAAATTTGTAACTGATAAACCTGAGAATGAATTGATATATTGAACTAAATCTGGTTCACCCTGATTTCTTGAAATGGTTAAACTATTATTTGTTGGGTTATAAGTAAACCCAGTTACAAACGTATCGTTATTATCAATTATAGTTAATAAATTTGTACCACCACTATAAATTATACCTGCATCAATAGTCGTTGCAGTGGTAGGACCTAATGAAGTGTTACCAGTAACAGTTAAATTACCATTAATAGTTAACCCACTCATTGATGAGATAGTTACAAATAAATCAGGTTCACCTTCATTTTGTGAAAGTGTTATTGTATTATTTAAAGGATTGTAAGTAAAACCAGTTACATACGTATCTGTACCATCAATACCAGTTACAGTAAATCCTGGTTTAGTATTATCATTATAAGAAAAAGAAATAGTACCGCTTGAGTAAGTACCGCCAGTTACAAATGTATCTTTATAATTTAAGCTGTAAGTACCATTAGGTATGTCTTGATTATACTCTAAACTAATTGTAGCGTCAGGTGATGAATTACTAGAACCGGTAGAAGTACCACCAGTCACATATGTATCGTTTACATCAATAGAACTTAAGTCTACAGGGTATGTTGTACCATCATTTTTGGTGAATGTAATATTTTTAGTAGTATTATCATACGTACCACCAGTTGTAAAAGTATTTTCAGTTACAATACTGTAAGGACCACCTATAGGATTTCCGTGATATAAAAGTTGCGATGTTTGAGTGTCAGTATTATTTGTCGCTTGTGTTAAACTACTACCCGTAACATAAACATCTGCTGTTTGTACAAAACCAGTTAAGTAACCATAATTAATTATCTCATTTGGGTTACTTCCAGAAGGAGTTGTGTTATATAACCCAGTACCAGTTATTGTTAAATTATTAACTATTTCGGTACCAGTCACAAATAAATCGGTACTATTTAATGTACTAATATTAGCCGTATTTGCTGTTAGATTACCACCTACATACACATTATTAACATTAATGTTTGTAGAAGTTACAGTTTGTAAAGACGATGTGCCGGTAACAGTTAAATCACCATTAACATTTGTCGTACCATATAAAGATAAGTTATTAAAATTATCTATGGTTATTGGGGAAGCGGTGCTACCATCACTTAGACCTAAAGTTAAAGTATTAGCGACCCATGTACCACCAGTAACATAAGTGTTAGTACCATTAGTGATATCGGAGATATTGGCTAAAACAAAACCAGTAGTAGTACCAGAAAGAAATTTACCGGCTAAACCAGAGGTTTGACCCTGATATTGGGTGATTTGGTTTCTTAATCTTAAGTCATAAAGGTTAGAACCCACTTCAAAAAAGCTTGCTGTTGATCCTGTACCAGCAGGTGTCCATTCATTAGTGCTTTGAGTAACACCTGAAAAGTACATAATACCATCCGCAGTATTAATAATAGGTTCACCTTTTAATAAAGAGGTGGGTAACGGTCTATTTACAATATCCGAATTTTTTAATATGTGAGTTGTTTGCCTATTTGCCATTTTTTATTTTATAAATATGTAGTTATTTAATATGTGCCACCTAATAAGTTATCATTTTGTAATAAAGAACTATTAGCTGTTAAAATTCTTAATTCACCTTGTGAGTCATAACCTAAACTAACTTCCGGTGTAACAACTCTTGTTGAAGCTGCCCATATGCTTGTCATACCACTAACTGTATTAACCTCCCTAAATCTTCTAATAGGTCTACCCAAAGATATTAAACCATCAGACGGTGGTACTATATCTGAAGCGATTGTAATTACATCGTCACAAGCTTCAATTGTGTTAACTATTGTAGAACCAGTACCACAATTATATATGTCACCATTAACGGTTATAGTATCGGCTGTTAAATTTGATACAATACCATTGGTAGCCGGCTCAATTACATAAATTTTAGTAATGTCCCCATTACTACAAAAGTTGGACATATTCATCATAATGGTATTGTTCCTCTAAGTATTATTTCTGATATTTCTGAAGAATTATTTCTGACTATACTTATACCGATAACATCATCAACTGTTACGTAAAAAGGTAAAGTCACCGGTACACTGTTTACATAAATTGTGATATTAGAAATGTTACTAGTATCTATTGATGTGAAATTGGCTAAAGAATCGGCCACAAAACTCACCGTTGTTGGGGAACCGACTAAAAATTGTATAATTAAATTTATAGTTTTATCGTTTTGACTTTCATCTTTAATAAATTTAGTTACAACTTTCGGTCTTTTATCCTCAACCTCGTATGAGAGAATCGCTCTTTCCAAACCTGGTCTAATTTCAAATTTATCCTCATCTAATGTGTAAGCCATCATTTTTAACTCATAAGTTTGAACATAGTATCTTTTACCCTCCAAATCATCAACAGTAGACTCATCACTAATACCTTCTAACATTATAGGGAAATAATGTCCCTTTATATTAACATATGATTGAGCCGAAGCGAATGTAGTTAAAACTTTTTGGTTTAAGACATTTAATTCATTCATTCTATACGTGAAAAATCTTATGGTATAAGTTAAATCAACACCTACTGGTTGCGGTATTAAATAAACATTAGCGCCTTTTTTATTACCGTCCCATGTAGGTATCACTGAAACAGGTATTCTATAATCTTTTAATGGAATATTAAAATCTTGTGGGTTTGTACCTGGTTGTACATCTGGTTTTCTAACAACCGATATGAAAGGTATTTTTATATTTTTGTATTTATCAGAATTTTGCCAAGTTCTAGTAAATTCCGACCACCTCTGAGCCGTTAAAAATGACACAGGAACCAAATCACCTTCAATTACAACATTTAAGTCTTTTTTAACCCAATCAACAAAACCGTTATCTAAATCAGCGAAATCAATACCTCTAGGTAAATTAGCAGGGTTTAAATCGTGATATTCAGGCCCTTCACCGGTTAGAGGATTTATAACAGGTTTTGCTGTTAATAAATTTATATTTTTTTTTATTTTTTTAGGTAAAGCCATTTATACTTTAATAATTAGGTAAAAATTCATTGGCATCAGCAGTTACACAAGTTATTGTTCTATAATAACCTTTATAACCAATTCTTGTGTGTGCGTTATCTGAAAATATTCTACCGTCATTTGTTACAGTAAAATATTTTATATTATCTTCTCTATCAGCATAACCAATGTAATCACCGTATGATATATCACAACCTAATTCTTCTAATTGATCCTGAAATACATGAAATGTTAGTTGACCGTAATCTAAAATCCTATTCATACCCCCAGAGTAAGATTTATTTTCTGCGGCATCTAGAGCCAATTTTACTCTTAATTCCTTGGGTGCTTTAAATCTAATTTCACCTGATTTAGCCTCACCATATACATCATCTACCTGAGTTTCTTTCCTATCAATTTGAAAAAGAACGACAACAAAATTTAAATCACCTTCTACGTATTCACGAGACATCTCTTTCTCAATACCAAAATCTACCTCGTCATAAAATTTACCAAGACGGTTTATTGGCCATTTCTTTTTACCCATATCGAATCTATAATTTTATTAATAAATATTTACTAATTACCTATTTTATTTATTTTCCACAGTCAAAGTTTATATTTATTTGACCATGGTAGATTTAACCAAATTAAAAAGTAGAACAAGTTTAGAAAAAATCCGTAATTACAAAGGATCAAATGATCACATCCTTAAAATGAAAAAAAAATTAGAGGATGAGGGCTTTTTTGTTTTAACACCAAATCAAATACAGTACATAGAAGACAATTATAATATTGAACCGACAACAATAAATAAAATAGTAGAAATAACCTCTTTTCAGGGAGAACAGTTTAAAGAAAAATACAATTTAAAAAATATACCAGAAAAGGTTTTTGTCGAACAATTGTTATCTGAAAACGATAAATCCTACCATGTCAAAGGTAAGTTATATAAAAATCAAAAAGAATCTGTGCTATTTCATATTGGTAAGACACAAATCCTAACAGACATGTTTTATGAACCTTATGAAGATTTAGAAGTAAATTTTGACTCGGTTAATAAGATTAATAAGAAAAAAAGAAGTTTGTTCCCGCACCAAGAAAACGCTGTTAAATTTTTATTAAAAAAAGATAAATCTATTTTATCAGATGATATGGGTCTTGGTAAAACTAAATCCGCTATTGCGGCAGCTTTATTGTCAGGTGCAGAAAAAATATTAGTTATTTGTCCCGCTAACGCAAAGATTAATTGGTTCCGTGAAATTACAGAATACATTGATGAAGAATATGTAACAATAGTAAAATCCGGTTTTTGGCAACCTAAGTTTTTCACCATTATTAATTACGATATTCTTAATAGATTTCATGAAATAGAAGATAAACGAAAAAAAACCGAACCTAAAAGTTATATTAATGAAGAAAATTTTGATTTATTAATTGTCGATGAAGCACATATGATTAAAAACAAAGGTTCTATTCGTGGTAAAGTTGTTTCACAAATTTCCGAAAATATTGAAAAAATTTGGTTGTTAACAGGTACACCTATTGCTAATAGACCAATGGATTATTATAACTTATTAAAGGTATGTAAAATTCCTGTAGCAGACAACTTTCAACACTTTGCTTATCGATATTGTGCAGCAAAATCTTTTAATAAGAAACTTAAATCAGGTAAGGTAAAAAGAATTTGGTTGACTGATGGGGCCTCTAATTTAGAAGAACTACACCAAAAAACTAAAAATTATATTCTTCGTCGAAAAAAAGAAGATCATTTAGATTTACCCCCAAAAATTATTTCACCATTTTATTTAGATTTAGAAAATCGTAAAGGTTATAAAGAGGCTTTTGATGATTATTTATTTTGGTTAGAGGTTGAGGGTAAAAAACTAGGTGCAGGTAGACAAATGGTTGAAATGGGTGTTCTTAGGAAATTTCTTTCAAAAGAAAAAGTTTCAATGACCGTGGATATGGTTCACAATTTTTTAGAACAATCTGATGATAAAAAAATTATCATTTTCACTGTTTTTACGGATTCATTAAAAGAACTTAAAAAAGAATTTGGTGAACTAGCTGTTTGTCATAATGGTGAAATGTCTGATAAAGAAAAACAAAAATCTATCGACGAATTCCAAAATAACCCAAAAATCAGAGTTTTTATCGGTAATATTATTTCGGCTGGTTCTGCTATTACATTAACCGCTTCTGATACTACGATATTTCATGATTTAGATTTTGTTCCGGCAAATCACCAACAAGCAGAGGATAGAAATTATCGTATAGGCCAAGATAAAACAGTTAATATCTATTACCCTATTTTTAACGATACTATCGAAGAAAAAATTTACGAAACGTTACAAAAGAAAAAAGAAATTATATCTACAGTTATGGGTGAAAAATTAGAATCCATAGATATAATGGAAGATTTATTAACTTCTTTATTAAAAAAATAAATCTTAGTTACTATTATCTCTATTGTTGATATTTATGAAATAAAGCAACGATGGCTCTAATAATAGAAGAAGCGGAAAAACAAAAATTATTTCGTCAAGTTAGACATAGATTAGGCGCTCCTTTAAGGAAGATAGAATTATCTGATGAACAAATGTGTACCTTATTAGAGATAGCTGTTGAAGATCATTCTTCATATATTAATGAATGGCTAATTGAGGCTCAATGGTCATCATTAGATGGTATTAATTTAGATACAACAGATTTGGCTAAAGCCTTAACAACTAAATCACAAGGATATGAAGATTCTTTTACTTATGCTTACTCAAAAATAGTTGGTTTACAAGCAAGAGGTCCTTGGGAATTAAAACAGGATTACGTCACATTAGAAAATGGTAGACAAGTGTATTCAATTCCGGCGGGACGTGAAATCAATGAAGTGCTATACTTTCAACCACCAACAGTGGATTATGCATTATATTCAAATTATGGTTTTGGTGATTATGGTTTTGGTGGAGGTATCTCTCAATTACCTTATGGTGCCGCAGGTGGTGGGTTTGGTTATGGCGGATTTTATTTAGCTCCGGCATATGATATTGTTTTAAGAAATGCGGATTACAATTTAAAACAAAGACTTGTTAGTTCAGAATTAATTTATTGGTTAACAGCGGGACCTAGCGGTACTAGATTATTACACTTATCACCACCACCAGGTAGTAGATTATCTTTTGGTAGGAGTGGGTTTGCTGGCGGTCAAACAATAAACGTGGGTGGTGCTAGAGTTTGGTATTGGTATTACGAAACCACTTCTGATGAAGACAGACAAAGATGTTTAAACGCAAACAAAGACATTGTGAAATTACCTTCTGACGTTCCAGTGGATGTTGTAAATTTTACTGAGTTAAATACACCATCAAAACAATGGGTTAGAGATTGGTTTACGGCTTTATGTAAAGAAACCCTTGGTCGTGTTAGAGGTAAATTTGGTGGTTCACTTGGTGTTACCGATGCAGAAGTAACAATGGATTATGAATCACTATTAAGTGAATCAAGAGAGGATAGAACGACTTTATTAGAAAGGTTGAATCAAAGATTAGAAAGATTACGTCCTGATAATATGTTAACACGTAAAGCTACTGAAGCTGAACAGTTAAATAAAGCATTACAATACAGGCCTTTAGGAATAACAGTTATATAATATGCCTTTTTATACAAGACCCAATTTTGAAGATAGACAGATTGTACAGTACAGTGCTACTTCAATTACATTATCAGGTAATACAAATATAAATCAAACAGGACAAATTAATATATTTGGACCTATTTTGGATTTTACTGGTACCACAACAGCTAGTACTTTATATACTGTTGCGGGACTTTCAGGGTACCTTAATTATGGTAATATATCAGGTTTAAAAGTAGAACCACCTGTTTTATATATAAGTGGATCGACAGGTACTACAACTGTCGATATAACAGGTTATTATTTAGGTTCTTTAGATTCTGGTGGTACTGTGACTTGGATTACTCCCGTTAGTAGTACATTTACAGGTGGTACAGGTTCTTGTATTACTGATTTATATGTTACAAATATTCACGGGTGTTCACCCATAACAATATGGGATCAAATACAATACAATGGAAGTAGTGCGATAACACAGTACAGTACTTCTTTTGGTTATTTAACAAAAGCGGAAGGTAATTTTTCACACTCAGAAGGTTATATATCAATGGCGATAGGAGATTCGTCACATGCTGAGGGTGATAGTACGATAGCTCAAGGTAGTTTTTCACACGCTGAAGGCCAAAGTGCACAAGCAATAGGACAAGGGTCACATGCGGAAGGTAGGCAAACAATCGCAACTGGTGATACGTCACATGCGGAAGGTTATTTAACAAAGGCTGATGGTGATTATTCACATTCAGAAGGTAGACAAACAAGTGCGATAGGTTATATTTCACATGCGGAAGGCGGTAATACTATAGCTAGTGGTAATGGTTCACATGCAGAAGGTAGTTTTACCTCAGCTTTTGGTGACATTTCACATTCAGAAGGTTATTTTACTGTTGCAATAGGTAATTCGTCACATGCTGAGGGTTTTGATACAATATCTGGTTGGAAAGGTTTTTCAGTAATTGATGTGACTAACGGAATTGTAACTTTAGATTCTTCTTATGGTGACGTAACAACCGAATTTCCTAATTTATTTTTAACAGATAATTGTGTACTAGGTAATATAGTTGTAACTTATAATGCGGTAGTTTATACTGGTACCAGTACCGAATTATATTTAACCGAGAATATAAGTGGTTTTTATCCTTATGTCGCTGATTTATATTTTTTAAATAGTACTTACGCTAATAATGTTTTAGGTGATTATTCCCACGCTGAAAATGAATCGAAAGCACTAGGTATTAGTTCCCATGCGGAAGGGACATCAACTTCTCTTGGTTATGTATCTCATGCTGAAGGATTTGGGAATTATGCTATGGGTACTGGATCTCATGCTGAAGGTAATAATACTAGAGCTATTGGGTCTGGTTCACACAGTCAAGGATATTTTACTGTAGCATCTGGTGACTATTCTTACGCTGGCGGTAATCAAACACATTCAATTGGTGACTACTCTTTTGCCATGGGTCAAGGTCTTATAAGTGATATAGATAACCAGTCAGTTTTTGGTAAATTTAATGTTACAGGTCTCACAAGTTTATTTGTAATAGGTAACGGTAGCTCAAGTTCTTCTAGAAGTAATTTATTATCTGTAACTGATTTAGGTATTGGTTATGGTGTGGTTAATGTTTCAGGTAAAACTATAACAACAAACTTACAAATAACATCAGGAGCTACAGCTGGTTATGTTTTAACCGCTTTGGATTCAGATGGTAATGTATCTTGGCAAATACCGGGTGGAAGTGGTGGTACAACAATAGTACAGTTTACTGGTAACACGTCCGCAAGTTGTATTACCGATTTATATGTACATAATTTATACGGTTGTTCACCTATTTTATTACATGACACAATCTCAGGAAATTCAACCAATAATTATTTTGACATCTCATCTACTAATGATAACATAAAATTATATACAAAATATAGTGGATTAGACACTTTTTTATCAATGGGTAGTGACTATAATGGTGTTAAACTACAATCAGGGACCAACCAATATTTACAACTCGCTGGTGGTGGAGCCACATTTATAGCACCTAATCAAATATTTTTATCCACTAATAATAAATCATTAAATCAATTAGATTCTTACGGCTTAGAAATAGGTATTCAAGATATTTTAAGTACAGGAGGTTCAATTTTTAGTGTTAGATCTAACAGTAGTGCGGGTAGTTTAACCGGTGGTAATTTAACCGGTGGTACATTACAGTCTGAAATTATTTTAGGTAAACCCAACGCCTCCCAAGTAGGATTACCGTCAGGTGTTATGGGTACTGGTTTGGGTACCGGAACCAACATCTATGGGGTGGTTGGTTATGATTTTTACCCAGTTTTTATATCAACCCCAAGATCTAGAGCATACGACACGTCAACTTACAGCTCAATTAAAAATGTGTTATTTGGTGGTGGTAGTGATAATTCAGTATATAGTGGTACCACTAATTCATCTTTAATTGGTGGTAGTGGTAATACAATCACCAACAATTTAAAAAATGTTGTCGTATTAGGTGGTGAAGGTATAACCGCAACAACTTCCAATACGGTTTATGTTCCAGATTTAATAATTAAAAAATCAAACTCCGTACCAACAACAAGCGGTGATACTGTTGGGGATATTGGTTCTGTTACATGGGATAATAATTATTTATATGTAAAAACAAATAACGGTTGGGGGAGAGTTAATTTAGATTATAGTTGGTAAAATGGATATAAAAAACAATTACTATTTTAAAAGTTTTGAGGGTATAAACTTAGTTTATAACGAATATTGGGATTTTAACCTAATAGCCGATAAAAACGGTGATTTATTACCATATATCACAACTTGTAAAGAATCGGATAGTTATGGTATTATTACCGACAAATTAGTAACATGGTTTGATATAAACAACGATGATACAACAATAGATGGTAGTTATTTAAGTTCATTAATCGAATGGACTGCTACTACAATAACACCTTCAACTGGGTTTACTTTAAACGATTGGGGTTTAACGGGTGTCGACAACGGTAGGGTGTATTGTCTGTCAGGTGAAAGTTTAGTTATAACTTCAGCTGATACTAAATTAATTTTATACCCAGTTACAGGTATTACCGTAAATTATAATTTTAATTCTGGATGTACGGTTACAAATGGTTTATATACTTATAATTGGGCATTTCATGAAAATAATACGATAGGTGATTGTACTGTTGGTGATACTATTTGTTTAAATGGTGGTTTCTACCAAGGATTTTTTAAATTAGATAGGGATAAACCCACACCTGTTAAAAGATTAACCGATGACAACTGTGGTACAACTGGTTACACATTAACTTATTTATCGGGTGTAACAGAAAATTGGCAAATAATGCCAACCTCTTACGAAGATGGTTGGACGATGGAAACATGGATTAATTGGGACAATCAATTTTGTTTAACAGGATCCACGGGTTTAACATTAAATAATGTGTACCCTAATAACAGTAACTTCTTTTTTTATATCGGTACTAGATCTGAAAATAAATTTTGGAATAATTTTTCAGGTGAAACCGGTTTAACTACTACAACAGGTATACCGTTATCTTTAAACGAGACATTGTTATATGACGAGAAAATTGTTGAACCTAATAGTGGACAAAGTTGGTTTACTAAAAGTTCTAAAATAGGTTGTATATGCCCTTGTCACAATACGTGCCAAACAAATGACTATACTGATAAAAACATTATTACAGGAGGCCAAAATTGGTTTGATTTAGGATCAAACACTGTTGGTTGTTGTAGTAATTGTTCTGGTGTTACTGAAACTACTGTGGTTACAGGTATGAGTTATTCTTATTGTGACCAATTATCTGAAAACGCTTTAGGGTTTAGAATAACTAATGACGGTAGGATTGGTTATAGAAAATTAACTGTAACTGGTGATTGTTATAACAATAAATTTAGGGTAACTGGAACTGTGATGGAAGAAGGTTACTCGGAACAATATGTTATACCGACTGGTAATACGTGGACTCATATAACTGTTACTTATACACCTGGGGGTTTTAAAAATACTTTACCTTCTGGTGTTTTAAAGTTTTGGATTAACGGGTTAGTTAAATATAGAGTTGAAGACTTCATAGGGTTACAACTAAGAGCTCTTAATGAGTGGAGTGATAAACAAATCGGTGTCCCATTTAATATAAGCTGGGGTGGTGGGACACAAGGTCTAGCGGAAAGTCAAACATTTAACGGTCCTGATTATAATGATAGAAATTTATTAATAGAACAAAATTTTGCCGGTAATTTTGAGGGTGAATTATCACAATTAAGGTTTTATGAAAAACCACTTAATGTCTTAGAAATTAGAAATAATTTTTTTGTAGATTGTAATAGATATTGTAGACCTGACACTTTCGGCGGAGCCCTAACAGTTCAACCAAATTATAGTATGTGTACAAAATGTGGTACGGTTGTTAAACCAAAATATAAACCTAGAGTTTATTACGGAAAATATATAAACCCAACTATCGATGTTATAGGTGTAAATTCTTTATTAACACAAATAATCACAAGTGTTAATAATAACTATGGTATAACAATACCGGCAGGTGGCGGTTATGGTTATATATTAATACCTGTGGACCAAGCACAGCCTAGTGATTTTGTTAACAGTACAACTTCTTGTAGTGGGTTTAACATACCTATGATTACACAATCAGTTATAACCGTAACAGACGTTGATGGTTATGATATAAATTACGTTGTTTACAGAACTTTTAATTACATTAACGGTAACATTAATGTTTGGTTGTGTAGTTAACTTAAAGTAGGGTCTTCCAATAAACCACTTGTACCATATATTGATTCTATGACTGAAGGGTTATTTTTTGACAACCCATTTGATAGTTGATTTGGATAGAATTTAATACCAATATTGTTACCACCATTCCCTTTATTCGTTAAAACAGTTAATTGATTTTTTATTGGTGTAGTTGCTCTCGTAATATTAACAAATTTTGTGAATTTTTCTTTTTCGTCTAAAAAAGTTATAGTATAATTAGAAGTAGTTGTTGGTCTTATTTGTGTTATAGTGTCTGAAGAACCACAAAAAAATTCGTTCATAGTTATATTCATACCAGACCTAATAAAAACAGATTTCCAAACAATATTATCCATATTCATTAAATTATATGTAGAAGTTGCGGCAATTTGTAATGATAATGTAGAATTTTTAGCAATAACTTTACCCCTATTATATATTAGTGACGAACCAGAAGACCCGACAGCATTTTGTGATCCAAAATAAAAAATTGTGGGGAAAGTTATAGTGCCAGAAGTGTCTATAATTATTTTATTAGTTATTGCGGATGTCGTGGTAATTGTCCCAGCTCCAACCATAATTATCTCGGCAGTTCCGAAATAATGTCCAGAGTGACCAACACCACCAGTGACAGTTAAATTTCTATTTACATATATTTTTGAATTGTTTATCGCGATAGCCGCCCCAGTAGAAGCACCCTCCAAAAGTAAATTGTTTGTGTATATGTTTGAATTTGAAAAATTATTAATAAAGTATGCACTAGTTGAAAATGCAAACCTCATAGTGTCACAAAAAATGTCATAACCACCATTAATATTTATAGTTGAAGCTATTTGGGGTATTGTTAAAATACCGTAAGTATTTATAGGATTTTGTAAAGTAACATTAGAAGATCCTATATAAATACTACCCCAAGATATTTGTGGGATATTAAGTATTGGTGAACCATTGACAAATAAACCATTACCATTAACATTAATATTATCATTTAAATTTAAAAATGTACCAGAACCATAATATATATTAGTACCAAAGGTTAATATACCACTAAGTTTATTGATAGTAATATTATTACTTAAATAAACTGAGGAAGAATGCGTCCAAGTTTGATCACCAGACCCATTTATTAATATATTGACACTTCCACTACTGGTGTTACTAATTAATAAATTACCAGTAACGTTAATATTTTTTGTGTTACCACTTGACCCATTAACAACACCACCTAAAGTTAATAGATTACTACAACTTAAATCACCAGTTAAAATTGTTGGATTAGAAGATGTCATTGTTATATCAGAAAAAGTATAACCAGTAATACTACCAGGAGTTGTCACATTCGATGTATTAGTAAAACTTATTTTAGATGTTGGAGTCGGTGTAAATGAACCTAAACCAGAAAACGCTGGTGCTCCAGTAGTAACCGACCATAAGTTACTCCAAGTCAAATCGCTTAATAAATTTATTGTCCCACTAAAACTGGTATTTAAATCATACCAAGTTATTGGGTTAGTATTTAAATTACAACTAGAATTTATGTTTAAAGTACTTAAATAGGTCGTAGTATCAACTACACCTGAAGTATATGTTAAAGTACCATTCCTATAGTAAACATTTGACCCTATAGTTAAAGTACTACCAGTAGATTTGTTTATGATTAAATCATTATATAAGTAAACTGATGAAGAATGTGACCAAGTTTGATTACCACTACCATTTAAATATATTGGTGTCGATAATCCACTTGTTGTTGTACCAATAGTTAAATTACCAGTAACATTTATATTATTTGTACCACTAAAAACTACTGCGGTCGATGTTGTGTAAAGATTTGTGATATTTAAATCACTTTGTAATGTAGTGTTACCCACCACATATAGATCACCTAAATCCAAGGTATTTAAATCTAGTATAGATGAGATAGTATAAAAAGGTACTGTTGTTAGTATATTTCCAGTACCAGTATTTTTTAATTTACCAGAATAGTAAAAAATTTTCTGATTAGAGGTAAAGTTTATTGAAGTAGAACCACTATTGTTAAAAGTTATTGGAAAATAATATGTAAATGAGTTTCCACCGCCATGAGACCAAGAACTACCTTCCATAATAATTTCAGTAGTACCATAAGCCGAACCATTAACACTCCAAGCAATAGAACTTGGTTGAGAACTATTAAAACTATTTTTGACAGTAATAGTACCATTATTTATTGTAGGATAATAAAGCCCACCACTATAAACACCCCATTTAGCTACATAAACATTTAAATTATTTACTATTAAATTATTTGGTAAATTAAATGTAGTTTGTACATTACCAGGATTTGAGGCTGAATCTAATAATTTACCAACATAAAGTTGGTTTGATACTGAGACCGTATTCCCTGTAGTTAAGAAATTTATGGTAGTGTTTGTTGCTGTATTATTATAATTCACATAAAGATTTGTTAATTCAAAATCTGAATTAATTAGTGTAATATTAGTCAAACCATAAAGATTAACAGAATTCCATTTAATCGTTGGGGTATTAAAAGTTGTACTTGCATTAATCCACAGAGTAGAACCAGTGGTAATAACAGATGTGGTTGCACCAGTATTATAAATGAACATACCAGTACTGTAGTAAACATTTCCATTCACAATAAAATCACCGTTTGATTTGTTTATTGTTAAGTTATTAGTTAAAAAAGCGGAAGCAGACCAAGTTTGAGTACCAGATCCTTTTATTAGTAAACCTACACTTCCACTTGTAGACCCATTAACAGTTAAATTACCATCAACATATAATGTTTTTGTCCCAAAAGTACTATTTAAGATAGATGCTGTGATTAAATTACCATTAACATTTAAATCACTATCGGTAGTTATTGTACCATTACCTATTAAAGAAACATTATTAAAATTTAATGTACCAAAATTTACTAATTTAGAAGAAGATCCGACATTTAAAGTTGATCCAGTGGTAATGATAGTACCACCACTATAAGTTAAAGTATTTGTTTGATAGTAAACACTGCCGTTTAAAGTTAAATTACCAGAAGATTTATTTATAGTTAAATTATTGCTTAGATATGATGTAGAAGACCAAGTTTGATCCCCAACACCATTTAAAACTATATTAGCAGTACCACTTGTTGTACTATTTAACGTTAAATTACCACCAACATTAATATTATACAACCCATTAATTGTTATCGGATTTGTTTGAGTTAATAAATTTCCACTTACATTAAAATCACTATTTAAGGTTACTGTAGATGTACCATTCATAGTAACGTTATTCCAAGTCATACCAGAAGTATCTAAAGTAATGTTTAGGGTTGTGAATAATGTTGAACCTGTTGTCACCACATTTCCGTTTAAATGAATAATTGAATTTGATTCTTTACAAACTGTGCCCGAAACATTTAAAGTACCACCAGACTTATCTATAATTAGAGTGTTACGTAAAGCTGAAGTAGTACCCAGACCGTACCATATTTGATTTTCACCTCCTTTAAAAAACACAGTAGAAGTACCATAAATGTCTGCATTTGTAATATTGTTTACGTTAACTAGTAGATCACCATATAAGTTAATATCAGAACCATTCACATTAATACCAGAATAATTTGTAAAAGTACCACCAACATTTAGAGGACTATCTAATGTTATTGTACCCCCAACATATACAGTATTCCATGTCATACCACTAGTATCTAAAATAGTACCTGAGTAGTTAAAACAATATAAAGTAGATCCAGTAACAACAACATCACCTTTAACGTATTTTAAGGTAGCTCCACCATGACTAACTGTGCCCGAAATGTATAAAGTACCAGTTGTATCTATTGTTAAATTTTTTCTAACATATTTTGAAGTGCTGGTATTAGTCCAAGTACCATTTCCGTTAAAAACAAGAGTACTATCCCCAAGAATGATGGTATCAACATTGATTGAAGAAACGTACATTGTGTTTGAATTTATGGTTGCTGATCCTGTTGTTTGGAATGTTACTAAATCAGTAAAAGTCCAATTATCAGCTAAAGTAAAAGTGATAAAATTAACACCACCAAAGGTAAATTTTCTACTCCAAACAACACCATTACTGGTTAAAGTACTTGTATTAGTAACTATAATACCATTTGTACCTGACTGTATATAATTACCTAAACCTAAGTTAATATTGTTTGATACTGTTAACGTGTTATCAAAAGTGACTGTACCACTATAACTACCAAAATTTATTGATTTAGCTACAGCACCAGAAGTTATTACTAGATTACCTGAATCTCCACTAAAAATAACATCGTCCGCAGTAGTAGGTACGACACCCTCAACCCAAGTTGAAGTTGAATTGTAATTACCTCCAGTTGATGATACGGTTCTTATTGCCATTTAATTATAAATCTTGTATCTGATTTATTGGAAGTTCGTTAATTACATTTTGTAACGATTCGATATAGTTAATTTTAATCTGCTCAGTAGACGCTCTATTCAATATGTTATTAATAACTTCTTGTGAAGATTTAGGCATAAAATGAGGGATGTCTACCACAATTATTTTACCATCAAAATCATACTCAACTTCTGTGAATAAAGTTTCATCTATGGTTTTTGTGTTTAAAATCTTATATGTCATATTTTTTATATTTCAAATTAATTTAATAATCCCCACCATAAACTGTTACATCATAATAACCACCACTATTTTGATTATTACTCATAGAAACCCATAAACATTGTCCTGGTGATAAAAATAAGGGTGTGGTGAATGATATTGTTGATGTACTACCTATTGCTGAAGCTGATGAAGTTACCGCGGGTAATACAATCTCTTTTATCAGTCTTGGGTTAGATCCTATAGTATCACTACATAAAAAAACTCTACCAACAGAAACGACAGACACCCTATCACTGAGTGTTTGTCCGCTAGAAGAATGGGTAAAATCTATAGATTCTACTCTACTACCATTGGTCCCCGCGGAGAATAATAATTGAGCTCCTGTAGTATTGGACAAATCTCTTGTCGTATTTGCGGTAGTTAATCTAACCCCAGTAACAATACCCTTGTTTGCGGTTGTTATGAAAATCGGTTTTGTATTTGCTGGCATTTTTTAAATTTTTTAAAATTTGTTATATAAAATTATAGTAATTGAATAAGAATGAAGGTGATGAATCTAATTCTTCCCCACTTGAATATATTGTTGTTGCTGAAATTACTGTAGTATAAACAGTAGAAGCTGATATTGTTGGTACGGATATGGTTAACCCATAATAAGTATTTGCACTAATACTGTCAGTATCTATCACATTACTGTTAACAGTAGTGACATTTATATTGTTTCCATTAAATGTTGTTGCTGATAAATTACCGATTACTATAGAATCGTTGTTGGATATAAATCCATTTTTTATATTGAATTCGTTCATAATTATTACTTTCCCTATCCAGTAATGTTATTTAATATAAATATGTTGTAATTATAAAATGTTATAATCCATACCTACCTTTATGTGTATTATAATTTTGTAATACTTCCGATGGTGATAATGATTTATTACTATAAATTCTAACTATAGGAATTCTACCAAAAAATTGTGTATCCCCAGCAGTCCTATTACCAATTTTCGCTGTTATACCTAAATCACTCCAAAGAAAATTAGTTCTTGTTTGTGATGTATTTTCTACACCATTAATATATATTTTTACATTATTATTATTTTTCACCACAACTATATGGTACCAAGTATTTAATAATATCAATGAAGTGCTACTTACCACTGGATTCATGTTAGGACCTCCATCTCCACCAATAAAAAAATTACCCCCATTCGCTACCGCCATAACGGTTGAATTTATATTAAATATTGTATCTATACCTAATATGTTTGACCTAAAACTAGTCCCTAAACCAGTTCTATAAATCCAAGTTTCTATAGACCAATTACTAAAATTATTTAAATTTAATAAAATATTTTTATCTGTCTGAGCGTATTCCCCATTAAAAACTAAACTACCCATATTATTATTACTAAAGGTAGGTTGACTACTTAAAGTCCAATCTTTTAAATTAGAACTTAAATCAGACCAAATAAGACCAGAACCAGGGTATGATTTAATGTTAGCGGTGTCTAAACACAAAACTAAACCATCGGTTACAATATTCCCACCACCTTGTGTTGTACTCATAATGTCATTGGATCTGGGTTAGTCCATTCTGGAGTTGATAATATTGTTAATATTTCTTCGTATGAAAATGGACCTTCTTTAGTTGTTAAACTATCTACCGATGAAGGAACTCCTTCAGTATTCCATTTAACAAATGTTTTTGTTTCATCAACCGATTTTCTTACCGTGTCAATTGAAGTTTCACATACTTGAGTGAAATCGATATTTGATAGTTCACTAACATCAAATATCATAAATTTTCTGTTTTCGTATAATTGTTTTTCCATATTTTTATAAATTAAATCTTCCTTTTAGTGCATTGTAGTTTTGAAGAACTTCTGACGATGTAAGTAATCTATTATAAAACTTAGTGGTCGATACTCTGCCGTTAAAATTAAAACTCCCCACTCCGTAAGCGCAAATTTTAGAAGTTGAATTACCGCCAAAAGTGCCTGAAGCGGTGTCAGTATATATTAAATTACCATTAAGATAGAGTGATGAAACAGAACCATTTCTGGTTATGGTTATCTCAAAAAACTGATTTATTGGGTACCAACTACTCCCTAACTCAGTACCGATAGATAATATTTTACTACCACCATAAACATTTATAGCCGCATTCGTGGTAAGTTGTCCACCAGTACCCGGACCTAGGGCTAACGCTCCGGTATTATTACCACCTAAGTCTTGAACATATTTATAAGTTCTATCTAATTTATATAACCAATACGAAATGCTAAAAGCGTTTGACCCAAAATTAAAAGATGGTATTGAAACATAATCATTAGTCCCATCAAAAACAATAGCACCTCCATTATCACCATTCCATATGGTTTGAGAACCAAAATTAGTTAAAGTACCATTATTCCCATTACCACTTAAATCTCCCCATAAAGTTCCTGTTCTTGGATAAGAATCTTTTTTACCGGCATCTAAATGTAATACTAGACCATTTCTTACTATACCTCCGTAATATGATATTCTTCCTGACATAATTTTTAATTTAAATTGTATCTTGATTTTAATGCGTTGTAGTTTTGAATTATTTCTGTTGCGGATAATGTACGATTATACATAATTTGAGGACCTAACCACACTTTTTGACCCACAGATGCTCCGTCACCACCCATAAATTTTAATGTATTTGTGTTATTGTTTACGTCTCTACTATATGGGTCAGTTAAAGTTTGTAATAGGTTTCCGTTAAGATATAATTTATATTCATAAATTGATTTAGTTACGCAAACAAAAGACCATTTATTACTAACGACCGAGCTATAATCTATGGTAGGTATTACATCTGTATTTGGGGGTGTGGGGGCCGAACCTGTTAATCTAAAATACAATCCATTATAAACACCACCTCTAAAAGAAAGTACTACACCTGAATTACCATTAGTTGTGCCCTTACCTAAAATATCCGCCCTTGTTAAAATGGTTGTAATTGTTAGATTACAATAAACGAAACCACAATAAGACCATGTGGGTGGAATTTGAAAGTCGGAGAAAGTGGTACCAACTTGTACGTAACTATCAACACCATCACTTTTAATAATTCCATTGTTAATTGTATCAAATGTTGGACTATTAATTAAATTAACATTATAATTATTTCTACTTAAATCAGTCCATATTGTACCAGAACCAAGATATGATTTGGTATTAGCCGCGTCTAAATACAACACAAGACCATCAGTTACTATGCGTGGACTAAAATTATAACTCATATCGACCTAACAATTGTTTTTAAAGTCCACCCCGTTGTTGTTGCGGAACTACTTAATATTGCATTACCACTTGACACAGACATAAGGAATGTAACGCCAGCCGTATTACCAATATCGTTTGTACTAACATCTGTGTATTGTACTGTGGTACCACTCCATATTGACATAATATTTCCTGCTCTAGCACCTGTTGAACTAATTACTGTATAATCAAAAAACGCTCCCGTATAAGCACTTGTGGGTATTGAATATACCGTATTTGTACCTGCGGTTAATGAAGTCCTAATTGTTGTATTAAGTGAGGGTGCTAAATAACTTCCTTGTAATATTGTATTGTTTGAAAAAACTTCTAAAATCGGTAACCCAGATATATCATTAACTGAAAATAACGATCCAACTAAAGAGTCAGTAACACTAAACAATTCACCAGATGAACCCTGTACAGTAAATAATGGTGAAGTGGTACTATTACCAGATCCAATTATTGTTAATATATTTTGTCCTGTTCCAGAAAATAACGCAGAAGTGCCAGTAATACCTCTAACAGAAGTACTACCTGTCACTGTTAAATTCCCATTGATAGTTAAACCTGTCATAGTAGAAATATTAACAGTTAATGGTGATTTACCTTCATTTCTAGTTAATGTTAAATTATTATTTGTGTAGGTGAAACCTGTGACGTATGTATCACTTGAAGTAAATCCAGTAATAATAACAGAACCATTTTGTCGATTTAAAATTAAAGTACCACTACTACCACTAGTACTAAAGGTACCTCCAGTTACATAAAAATTATCCGTAACTATACCACTTAAATATTGTCCATTACCGTAATAAGTTGTTGCACTAAGGGAACCAATAATTTCTACATTACCACTTATAGTACCACCACTTTTGTCAAACTTAGAATCTAATGAAGACTGTAAGTTATTAATTTCTGAAATAGGATGTGTGTGCCCACTGTTTAATAATGATAAACTATCATTTTCTAAAATTATCTTTTTTGTAGAGCCAGATAAACCCGCAACCCAGTACCCATCAAGTTCTTCCCATAATAAAGAAGCTGTGGTACCAGAACCTCTCAAAACTTCAACACCAGAATTACCAAAAAATGGTTGTGTATTACCACTATAATTTGAATTTAAAGTAATTATATTATCAGCTACGGTTAAAGTTTCTGTGTTAATTGTTGTTGCAGTACCAAGAATGTTAACATTTCCAGTTATAGTAACATCCCCATCAACAAAAGAGTCACCAAGAACATGTAATCTAAATATAGGTGTAGAAATCCCAACACCAACATTACCATCGTCTCTAACAACAAAGTTATTAGTCCCACCACTATTTTGAATTACTAAAGAATATGAACTTGAAGTATCTGTGTCACCCCTTAAACCTAATCTTGCTGGTATTGTAACACCACCAATATTTTCATTAAAAATTGAAACTCTTTGATTTAAAGAATTAAAATTAATCCAATCACCATTTGTCGTTCTTCTTCTGAAATTAAAAGTGTCTGGAAGTCTCCATAATAAAAGATTACTACCGGCGGTAACTAATTCGGCCACCGAAGAACCATTAACTGCGTGTGTTAAATAAGAATAAGTTCCAGAATTTATATTTAAATACGTATTAACACCGTCAGAACTAGTTGTCATGTCAACACCATAATTAGATCCGTCTCTAACATACAACCCAACTGGTGCCCAATTTGGTGATGTACTGTAGTTTTTGATGTGGACAATTGTTGTACCTGTTAAATCTTTAGGTAAAACCTCTAATTGATAGTTTGGATTTGAAGAATTAATACCGACATTACCATCATTTCTAACAACAAAATTATCTGTACCGCCACTATTTTGAACTTTTAAGCCATAGTTTGATGATGAAGAGTCTAAACCTTTTACTTCCAATTTTGATGTCGGAGTACTTGTGCCGACACCAAGATTAACACCACCATTTTCACCAATTAAAACATCACCAACACTATTGTTTTGGATATGTAAAGGTGAACAAGAATTAACATTACTAACAAATAAGTCTGTAAAACAATTTCCAGAAGTACCTAAAAAACCACCATTAAAAGTTGTTGCTGAAATTGTGTTAGATTTAACATTATTAAGGTTAATATTGTTATCTAAATCTAAAACAACTGAAGTACCTATAACCCTAGAACCTATGTTTGTACCACCAGAAATAGTTAAAGTTGCATTAGGACTTGGTGCTGTTATTATAGTTGATGTATCACCCCTAACATTAATCCAAGAATTTGTAGGTGGTGCATCCACAATACCCTCAACCAACTCTATTTTATCTAAAAATAAATTAGATTGATTAGTGGAACTATTAACTATTTGTATTTGTAATGAATTTACTATTGTATTTGTTAATGCAAATTTCCATAAAGGAATTGAAATTAACTGCCATGTTGATGTGTTTGTACTTGAATATTGTATGTATCCGGCGGTGTTAGCCGCGTTCATTATAACCAAATTACCTATTTGTGCCCCACCAACATTTCTAAAAGTAAATCTTAACTGATTAGTTGTGTTGTTAGGTATCCTATTTTTAATAGCAAATTGTAATGTAGAATACTGTGAAGTATCAAATTGAGTAGAAGAAGATAAATTTATAATAGATGTACTACTTGTAACACCACTAAGTTCAATTGATTTTGTACCACTATAAAATTGGTTGGTAGAATTACCTTTTATTCTTGTTGGGTTATTTGTAGAAAATAACCACTCAGAAGGGGGTCCATCATTTTCGTTATAAATTAATTCTGTGGTAATATTAGGTGTTGAAGCATTTGCAGGTACAGATACGAAAGTAACTTCTACTTGTGTTGATTCGTCTATATCTGGTTTTTCTGGGTTAGGTGAAGGCGTACCTTCTACAAAACCTGTATTACCGCTTATATCAGCTACTATAACATCAATCCTACCATATGTAGTGTCACCACTATTTAATGTAACAAATGTTTGTCCTGTGATTTCATAAATTACACTATTAATTATATAATTTAGGGGTGTAATACTAAAAGTTAATCCACTAACATATGAGGCTCCACCGTTTAAAAGTTTATTACCTGTAACAACTAAATTCCATAGAGTTAAATCTTGTTCAGAAATCCAACTAGCATTACCGTTTGAGTCTGATGATAAAAGATATCCACTAGTGTTACCAGTACTAGGTAGTTGAAAGAAATTAGTGGTTAGAGTAGTAGAAGTTACAGAATTAGTTATCAATGAATTAGTTTCTACCGTTGTAGCTGATAAAGTATCACTAACAGTTAACCCACTAAAAGAATTTATGTATTGGGTTATCGAAGTATTATCATTTTTATAAAAATCTAATTTATTTGATTGGCCGTCCCATGTCACCCCCGTTATAATTAATCCCCACAAATTTAAATTCTGTTCAGGTACCCAAGAAGCGTTACCGTTAGGGTCTGAAATTAAGAAGTAACCATTTGTATCACCAGAAGTTTTTAAAGTAAAAAAGTCTGTTTCTACTGTTGTGGCTGATAATCCACCTGTAAAAATTGTATAACCCGTAACAGTACCACCAGTAAAATTACCACCACCTAAAGAAAAAAGTTCCCAATCGGAATTATCATAATTCCATGGTTCAGTTTTTAATTTATAATAACTTGTGCCACCACTAATACCGACAATCATTCCGGCACGTCTTCTATCATTCGGAATGTTATCTAAATCACTCAATAAATCAAGATTCCTAAGGCCATCAATACCGTATATAGGATCAATAACCGCATATGTATCACCAGTACTACTTGGAGTTATAAAACCGTAAACTGTTACACCACCAATAATTGACATTTATTTTTATTTTATAAATATCAAATAAAGTGGATATAAATAATTTTTTATTTAGTAATAATAATATTTATTAGTATGGCACAAAACTTTTTTATAAGAAAAAATTCAAATTTACCTTTATTAAAACTAAAAGTGATTAATGATGGTAGAAATTTTTACCGCACAATTTTTAATCGTTTAGAAAATGCCACCATAACATTTTCAATGGTTAACGATAAAGGGCAGTATAAAATTTTTAATAAACAAGGTTTATTGTTGCCAGTTGATAAAGAAATCTGTCAAGAAGATGGTGAGTATTATTTAGGTTATAGATTTACAGAAAAAGACACAAATACACCTGGTAGTTATAAGGCTGAATTTAGAATTAACTTTTTAGATGATAACACCTCCTTAGTAGTACCAATTAGAGAGGATTTGTATGTAAATGTTTTAGATAGCTTCACAAAATCCAGTATCATATGTTAAATATAAAATCAATAATTAAAGAAGAGATTATTACAAAAGAAAGTTTTAAAACTTTTGCTGAAAAAAGATTGGCTGGTGCAGAAAAAATCACTAAAAATGCCAAAGAAAAAGGTGGTCCAGCTATGTTAACTTATCACCACTTTGTTGTAAAATTACCTTATTACAAAAAAGCAAGCCAAGGTAACTTTGATGTTACTGAAGGTAAAAAAGAATTTAAAGAACTTTTAGATAAGTTATGTAAAATATCTAAAGACGTAGATATGGGCCAAGTAGAATTTCAAAGGTTGGTTGGTCAAATAGAAGTTTTAGGAGAGTTAATTATTAAAAATAATTAATCTTCACAATCTCATTTTATTTTCATATTTTTTATTAGTTACTAAACAATAACGAGTGGGTTTTGCTGTCCCCGTCCCAAACAGATATAGATATGAGTAAAAAAGAAATTCAACAGGCAACACCTGAAGATATAAAGGTGTTTTTAGAAGGTCGCGATTCAGAAAAATATATTGTGGCTGTAGAACTAGACCAAACTGGTGATTGGTCAGTAGATGAATCTAACAGAGTTTATACATTTATTGATGACCCGATTAAGGGTAAAATGATTAAAACCCAAAAATTTACACCATTTTTATGGACAAAATCACTTAAAGGTAGTGGTTTCTATGGTGATGATGTAGAACGTATGCGTTCTGAAGCCAAAAAACACGGTATTTTTACAGAAAAATTAAGAACTGACGATAATGAACGTCTTGAAGATGGTTTTAAATTTTTGGTTAAATCTTCGGGTACTTACCGTGACTTAGTTAACTTTTTTAAAAAAGGTGGTTTAGATCCTTGGAAAAGAAAAGACATGATTCAAATGGTACAACCAATTGAACAGTTTATGATTCAAACTGGTAAACGTTTGTTTAAAGGTTTCGATGATTATACTGAAGTGCATAAATTGGTATTTGATATTGAAACCACTTCGTTAGATCCTGAAGATGGCCATATTTTCTTAATAGGAATTAAAGATAACCGTGGATTTCGTAAAATTATTGATTCTTATGATGAAAACGGTAATTGGTCTGAGGAAACTGAACGTAGAATGATTAAAGAATTCTTTAATATACTTCATGAACGTAACGCTTCTATCATTACAGGTTACAATTCTGAGAACTTTGACTGGCGTTATATTTTGGGTCGAATGAAAATTTTAGGTATTAGTAATGAGTCTGTTACAATCAGTAAAAGAGGTGATAAAACAACTACCGTAAATACTAGAAATATTATAAAAACGAGACACCCAGAAATCCCAATGTTACGTAAAACAGCTTCACTTAAATTAGGTGCGGAATTAGAAAATTATGAACAAACGGTTATGTGGGGTATTAATATTTTAGATACTTTACACAGAGTTAGACAAGCACAAGCTTTAAATTCTAATTTAAAAGAGGCAGGTTTAAAATATATCGCGAAAGAGGCGAAAGTAGAAAGACCAACTCGTGTTTATGTAGACGGTGGACAGTTGGGTAAAATTTGGGTTGAAAATAAAAACTATAACTATAATCCAACAAGTGGTCAGTGGTATGATATCGATGGTGTAAAACCTGAACCTAAAATGACTGAGGATAAAAAAGGTAACATGGTTGTTGTTGAGGGTTATGAAGATAAATGGGAGGTTGTTGATGGTCGATTTTTAATTACAGAATACTTAACGGATGACTTGTTAGAAACTGAACAAGTAGATGACATTTATACGCAAGCGGGTTTCTTAACCGCAGCTTTAGTACCAACAACATTTGGTCGTTCGATTACAATGGGTACAGCAACAATGTGGAAATTATTAATGATGTCTTGGTCATATGAAAATAATTTAGCCTTACCAGACATACTACCAAAACGTGATTTTGTGGGCGGTTTATCTAGGTTATTACACTTAGGTTATAGTAAAAAAGTTGCCAAATTTGACTACGCGTCACTTTACCCATCAATTCAGTTAACTCACGAAGTATTCCCTGATTGCGATATTACAGGTGCATTACGAGCAATGTTAAAATATTTGTCTGACACTCGTAATAAGTATAAAGCTTTGATGAATGAAGAGGCAGCAAAAGGTAATATGAAACTATCATCCATGTACGATAAGAAGCAATTACCAATTAAGATTTTAAATAACTCTGCTTTTGGTTCTATTTCAGCTCCATATATCTTTCCTTGGGGTGATATCGATATTGGTGAACAAATTACTTGTACAGGTCGACAATATCTTCGTTTAATGATTAAATTTTTTATGGATAGGGGTTACACTCCACTGGTACTAGATACTGACGGTGTTAACTTTTCTTGTCCTGAAGATGCTGACACAAGAACTTATGTTGGTAAAGGTTTACATCGTTTTGTAAAGAAAGATGTTGTTTATACAGGTATTGATGCAGATGTTGCTGAATACAACGAAAGATATATGTTTGGGGCTATGGGTCTTGATATTGATGATATTATGGATGCAACGATTAACCTTTCAAGAAAGAATTATGCTATCTTAAAACCAGGTGGTAAAGTAAAATTAACAGGTAACACCATCAAAGGTAAAACAATCCCAAAATACATTGAAAAGTTTTTAGCTAAAGCAATTAGAATGTTATTAGACGGTAAAGGAAAAGAATTTGTTGATTATTATTATGAATATTTAGAAAAAATTTACAACAAACAAGTACCTTTAGTTGAGATAGCTAATAAATCTAAAGTTAAAAAAACCATTCAATCTTATATTAAAAGAGGTACTGATAAAAATGGTCGAGATCTACCTAGACAAGCACATATGGAGTTAGTTATTCGTGATAATGTTCATGTTAGTTTGGGTGATACTTTGTACTATGTTAACAACGGTACTCGTAAATCCCATGGGGATATTTCATTTAGTAAAACTAAAAAAACACCTGAAGGTGAATTAAAATTTAATTGTTATTTAATCACGGAAGACCAAATTAAAAAGAATCCTGATTTAACAGGTGATTATAATGTGCCAAAATATATTGACGCTTTTAATAAGAAAGTAGAACCACTTTTAGTTGTATTCCCACTTCATGTTAGAGAATCTTTAATTATTGACAACCCAGAACTAAAACAATTTTTTACTTCTAAAGAGTTAGAACTTATTGGTGGCGTGGCAACAAATCCCGAAGACCAAGATACTTTAGAAGAATTAATGACTATGAGTGATGGTGAAATTGAGTTTTGGAGACAAAAAGGTTTATCTTCTGAATACATGATTAAAGACCGTTTTGTTGAAATGGAAGAATCTGTTGGTTTAAAAAGGCAAATAGGTTAAACAAATCGTTTTTATTTGATATTTATAAAGAAAAATGATATGTACACTATACCAAAAAATATTTTAAACGAATTAGTTAATAGTGACGGTACTAGAATTGGGGGTAACAACGTTAAGTTATCTAGAGATAACTCAAAATCTTCTTCTGACAGTACTATGGATCCAATGTATAATCCCGAAGACGGAGACCAAGTAAGAAATTCTGTGGTACAAAGTACACGTCAACAAGGTTATCGCGGGTATTATTCATTAGTACCAATGCCATCTGTTAAAACACCTAACGCGACAATCAATACATATACCGATAATATAGATTATATGGATGACAAAAAAGGTGTAAAAAAGACAATTAAAAAAATCTCAAAAAAGAAAATGGAAGAAATGGTAGAAGATATCGTTTCTAAAAAAATTTCTAAAGATGTTATTGATGATGTAAAAACTTATAATGTTATTAATAAAAACGGTATTCCTGATATCGAAATAATTTCTGACGAAAACCCACTATTGGTTAGAAAAGTTAAAAACTTAATTGACATAGTTAAAAAAAACCAAGCAAACGGTGAACAAAAAGGTGTTATTTTAAACTTTTTAGTTAATAATATTGACACAATTGATATACCTGTTGAATATAAAAAAGAGATATTGAAAAAATTACAGTAATTTAATGGCTAATAGTTTATTACAAGGTAAAAGTTGGGACATCCCTGAAGAATTACATAGTCATTTGAGACGTACTATGAATGCTTATAAAGGTGATAAAAATGTTGAGGGTTATAAAAGACTTGAGGGTTTTATAAATAAACCTAAAATTAGTTATGAACAATTAAAAAGGGTTAAAAATTTTTTTGATAACCACAAAACATCTGGTGTTGATTATATGAATGATAAAAAACAGGATACTGAATTTATTCTTAATGGTGGTCGTAAAATGAGGGAATGGGTAAATAATACCTTAGATACAGCTCGTGGTAAAATACAAAGTAAAAAAGATGTTCAAAAAAACGCGGGTACTGCTATTGATAATACTCATATAAAAACACATGAAAAAAAAGGTATATCAACAAGTTCAGTTAAACCACACTCAACATCTGATTTAAAAAAAGAAGATTATAGTGATATTTATAATAAAGAGGTTAAATTAATGGAATCTCTAATAAACATTTTTGATAAAAACAAAGAATTATGCCAGCACAAACAATCTCTCCAATTCTAACAGATCCAGGTAGTGTCCAAGATTTTGGACCAGGTGGGGTATTAAACCAATTACCGGGTTTAAAAGCAACTGCTGATGTTGAAAGATTAAAATTAACAGTACTTAATGATTATAAAAATACCGATTCTGATAAATACGGAGCAAGTCATCCTAGAGCAACAAGTGATGGTGATGATTTTGGTAGAGGTGAAAATAGTAATCAAGTAGGTACAAGAGTGGATCAACTAGAAAAAAATAGATTACTTTATTCGTCTGGTAACAAATATAAACCAGGTATGGGTTACGATAATTTTAACTTCCCTGAACAGTATTGGTAACATGAGACTTTACTCTATCCTAAATGAACTTATTTTAGAGTTTGCCAGTAGGACAGAGGTTGAAAGGGCAATCGTAAACCATGATAGGGTTAGAATCTATTATGAAGGTGATGAAACTGAAACCCCTGGTGAAAGATTTATAGAACCATACGTTTTAGGTCTTTCAAAAGCCGGCAATCCAATACTTCGTGCATATCAATACGCTGGAGTAACGGATACGGAACAACCTGGATGGAAAACTTTTTTATTAGATAAAATAAGGGATTGGGATGAAGTTAATGAAATGCCTTTTAGAAGTCCTATATCGGATAGAGTAAGTGGAATACCTAAATATAATCCTAATGGTGATAAAAGTATGATAACAATTTATAAACAAGCAAAGTTTTAATGAATCCACAATTATTAGAAATATTAAAAAAAGCTAAAGCTATTGATAAAGCAGCTGAAAAATACGATAGTAGTGCGACAAAAAAATCGACTACTACTGGTTTAATGGATATGGTAGGTACATCATCTGGTATGATGGAAGAAAGTTATTCAACACCAGTGAACATTAAAAAAGAAGTGGGTACTGACAATTATAATCAAGCCGTAAAAAATTCTAAATTACCACCAGCTATACAAAAAGCCATGTTAGAAAACCCAATACCACAACCAAGTGATACTGGGTTTGATGTTGACGAGGATACAATAAGAGCTCTAAGAGAAGGTGAAGGTCCGTCATATCAAGAAGATGATGAGATAGATATGTATAAAAAACCTGTTAGAAGAGCCGAAACCCAAAGAAAAAGACCTATTAATGAAAATGTTTCACAAGAAGTTGTAAATATTGATGAAAAGTATTTAAGAAAATTGATAGCTTCAGAATTAACCAAAGCTTTACCAAAAATTATTGAAAATTATTTTGACAGTAGATTGGTTAAAGAAAACGTACAATTTAAGGCAGGTAACACCATCTTTTCTGGTACCGTAATGCCAATGCCAAAAGTTAAAGGAAAGAATAACATTTAACGTTAAAAAAACAAACTATGGAAAAAGGATGTGGATGTAAAGGTAATAAAGGTACTCCTAAAGGAAAATAACCTAACCTTTTAAAATGATTAAAAAGACTCGTGTTATCACGGGTCTTTTTTATTTTATTACAGTTGAGTTTATGTAAATAAAGGTTTATATTGGTTTATTAATTTATATAAAATATGAACCAAATCAAAGTATTAGTTATACCTTCAGATAGAAGCGGAGTATCCAAATTTAGGTCTGTCGACCCTCATTTAAAATTACAAGAATTATTCCCTAAAGAGTTCTTTATAGACATTGTAACAGCCGGTACTGACAGTATTGATTGGAATGATGATTTTTATTTAAAAAAATTCGACATAATTCATTTTCATAGAACTATTAGTGATGTTATAAATGGACAATTACAACCAGTTTACGGTGATAATGCTAAAAAAATATTTGATAAAATAAAATCAATGGGTATTACATTAATAATGGACATTGATGATTATTGGATGCCTACTGTAGATCATCCAGCTTATCATTTATTAAAAAACTCTAAGCTTGATGAACAAATTAAGGGTAACTTTAAGATGGTTGATTATGTAACTACAACCACTAAAATATTTGCCGATGAAATTAGTAAATTTAATAAAAACGTAGTGGTATTCCCAAATGCTATTGACCCTAGTGAACCACAGTTCCAAAAAAAAGAAATAAAAAGTGATAAAAAATTACGTATTGGTTGGTTAGGTGGTTCTTCACATTTACATGATTTAGATTTGATGAGACAGGGTTTAAATAGCTGGATGACATCACCCGAAGGTAAAGATAGTCAATTAGTGGTTTGTGGATTTGATTTAAGGGGTTCTATAACCGAAACCAATCAACAAACAGGTGAACAAAAAACAAGAAAAATTTTACCACATGAAAGTGTTTGGTGTAGGTATGAAGAAATGTTTACCAACAATTACAGTATTTTATCACCTGAATACAAAAAACATTTATTAAAATACTCCCAAGACGAAGATAGTTCTTATAATGATTTAAATGAACCTTATCGTAGAGTTTGGACTAAACCTATCACAACTTACGCTTCAAACTATAATAATTTTGAAGTTTCTTTGGCCCCATTAAAAGAACATATTTTTAACAAAGCCAAATCCCAATTAAAAGTTATTGAAGCTGGTTTTCACAAGAAGGCTTTAATCGCTCAAAATTTTGGTCCTTATACTATAGATTTAGTGGGTGCTATACAATATGGTGGTGGTTTTAATGAAAACGGTAATGCTATTCTTGTTGACTCTAATAAAAATCATAAAGATTGGTTGAAAGCGATTAAATTTTTACATAAGAACCCAGAGTGTGTTGAAATTTTAGGTAACAATTTATATAATACGGTTATGAAAAGATACCACATTGACGTTGTAACAAATAGTAGAGCAGAGTTTTACAAATCAATTATGAGTGGTAAAGAAAAAGAAGTTAAACAAGTAATTAAAGAGGTAAATGCAATTTAATATTGAAAAATTATTATTCTTTGATGTTGAGACAGTAAGTCAATACAAAGATTTAGATGAACTACCAAAAGAAAAATTAAAACAATGGTTATCTTATTACGACAATTTTAAAGAAAGAGTCACAGATAAATCAAAATTACATTCTGTAGCTTCAAATTCTGTAGAATCCGATTTAAACAAAAAAGAGGTCTATAGACAAACAGCGGCATTCTTTCCCGAATTTGGGAAAGTTGCTTGTGTGTCTTTGGGTTTTGTAATGAAAGGTGGGAAAACAAAATTTGAATCTTTTTACGGTACAGATGAAGTAGATATACTTAAAAAAGTTAGAGACGTTTTTAATAAAATTGATTCCATGGAATTTAGTTTATGTGGTCAGAATATTAAAAATTTTGACATACCTTTCTTAGCCAAAAGATATGTAATTAACGGTCTAAAACCACCAACAATTTTTCCTAAACACGATACCAAACCTTGGGAAATGAAAGTTTTAGACACTAAAGAAGTTTGGTCTTTTGGTGGTAAATACGGTTTAAGTTCTTTAGATTTAATCTGCATGTCTTTAGAAGTGGACTCACCCAAAAACGGTGATGTTAAAGGTGATAACGTCAATAAAAATTTTTGGATTGACAATCACGAAGAAATTAAGGAATATTGTGAAAGGGATGTTAAAGCCCTTATAGATATAATAACAAAATTTAATTCATTAAAATAAATGGGAGATATAAACGAATACATCAAAGAATTACAACAACTAAAAAGTTTGGGTATTTTAGATGAGGATCAAAATAATCAAATAGATAACTTATTAAAAATTATTGGTTCGGTAGAAAAAGAGGTAACACCTAGTATTAGTGTAGAAAATTCTGATTTTGGTAAATTGGAGGTTAAGTTTGTTAACACTTCAGATAACCCAGATCCAACTTGGGCAAAAGAAGGTGACTCAGGTTTTGATTTAAGAGCATGTTTACTAAAAGGAGAAAAAGAAGTTGTTCTAAAACCTTTTGAAAGAATGTTAATCCCAACAGGACTTTATTTTGAATTGCCTATGGGATATGAGTTACAAATTAGACCAAGAAGTGGTCACTCATTTAAAACGGGTCTTATGGCAATTTTAGGCACTGTAGATACGGGTTATAGGGGTGAGGTTAAAGTTATCATGATTAATTTATCTAACGAAGAACAAAAAATTGAACAGGGTGAGAGAGTAGCACAAGGTGTTGTAACATCTAGAGTTAGTACCGAATTTGGTAAATTAAGAAAATTAGAGTCAGTAAAAGAATTAACTGAAACTGAAAGAGGTTCTGGTGGTTTTGGTTCAACGGGTAAAAACTAAATTATGTCAGTAGTTGCAGTAAAAGTAGAAAAAAACAAAATTACAATAGGGGCGGATAGTATTTTAGTTAACGGATATACCCAAGAAAAAGATAAAATGGCCAAATTATTCCAAAATGAATGGGCTGTTGTGGGTGATGTTGGTGAGGCTCAAGAAGGTGCCCTATTTCAAATTTATTCTAAAACTAGAAAACCTAGAGAAGCTTCAGTAGAAGCTTTAACAGAATTTCTTTTTGAGTTTTATTCGTGGAAAAGAGAAAAAACTGAAAGTACTGAATTAGTTAACGACTATATTATAGTTTTTGACGGTAAAGCTTTTTTAGTAGAAAAATTCTATGTAAAAGAAATTAAAGATTATATGGCAATTGGTGCTGGAATGGATTTCGCTTTGGCGGCCCTTTATTTGGGATCAACAGTAGAAGACGCTATCAAAACGTCTTGTCACTTATCAATTCTTTGTGAAGAACCAGTAAATTTAATTACGGTATCGAAATAATAAAAAATAATGATTATATTTGTATGGTAGATTTTAAGTTTAACTTTATAAAAAATAAAAAAATGGAAAATTTGTATGATTATTTCTTGCATTACAACATTTACACAGAAGAATGGAATGCTATTTTAAGAACTGAGTATAACCAATATTTAAACAGTGGTTGTAAAGCTGAAATTATTAGTGACAAAACTATTGATGGTTTAATCACTAAAATAACATCTTTAGAAACTGTTAATGTGTAATGATTAGTATCGTCTACTCAACTAGAACACCAAACAAACAGTTTCAAGATTATATTAAAAAAACTATTGGTGTTAAGGAATATGAAATCTATGAGATTGTTAATAACGGTGTTAAATCATTAACAGAGTGTTATAATGAAGGTTTAAATAAAACTAAAAACAATATTGTAGTATTTTGTCATGATGATATTCTTTTGAAAGAAGGTTGGGGTAAAAAGATATTAAGACATTTTAAAGAAACCGAATACGGTATTTTAGGTATGGCAGGTACAACCGATATGTCTGAAATTGGACGTTGGTGGCAGGATTCGACTAAAATGGTTGGTATTGTTTCTCACTCGCATGAAGGTAAAACCTGGGAGAACAGGTATTCAGCTAATTTTGAGGATGAAATTATTGAGACCGTTATGTTAGACGGTCTCTTTTTTGTTGCTCATAAAGAAAGAATTAAAACTAAATTTGACGAAGATTTTAAAGGGTTTCATTTTTATGATGTTGATTTTACCTTTAACAATCATTTAAATGGTGTTAAAGTAGGTGTTATGTTTGATATTAAAATAACTCATAAATCTATAGGTATGACCAACGACGAATGGGAAAAAAATCGTTTACAATTTGTTGAAAAATATAAGGACAAACTTCCTTATAAAATTAAACCTGAATTAAGGTATGAAAATAAATTTAAAACTTTAAAAGAATACCCTAAGTTGTCCATTATAATCCCAACCAAAGGTAACATAGATTTAGTTAAACAATGTGTTGACTCACTTTATAAACAAGGTGGTTATATTGGTATGGCAATGAGAACTATTATTGCTGACACTGGTTCAACACCTGAAGAATTAACTGAGTTAAAAAATTACATAAATGGGTTAAAGTTTAGGTCAGACCAACATTATCACGTTAAGGTAGTTGAATACGACTTTTATAACTTTGCTGTTATTAACAACGATGTGGTAGAAAACCATATTGAAAAAGACACAGAAGTTTTATTGTTCTGTAATAACGATATTAAAGTCGTTAACAACGCCATCAACTTAATGATGGATGTTTACATTAAAAACAAAAAAACTGTCGGTACTATTGGTTGTCGACTTCATTACGGTGATAATACCGTACAGCATTCAGGTATCGTGATGTTCCTACAACAAAATCGCCAAGTAGGTATTACCCATTATGGTTTACGTTCTTATTACACATATCATAATCAACTTAAAAGGGATGTTTTTGGTAATACAGGGGCATTCATGATGATATCTAAAAATCTATTTAATGAAATTGGTGGGTTTAACACTGAGTATCGTGAATGTTTTGAGGATGTGCAATTAAATGTAGAATGTATTAACAAAAATAAAGACAATATTTTTGTAGGTGAAGCAGTTTGTTATCATTATGAAAGTCAAACTAGAAACAAAAGTGAAGATAAATTAAAACGTGAATCTGAAGACTACACAAAAAAGCTAATCCCATTTATACTTACTAACAAGAAAACTTATAACTACTTTACTAACATTAAAGCAAAGGATTTTGAAGAAATGTTAAAACAAGCTAGACAGCAACAACTAAGTAAACAAAATGAAATTAGGAGTTTCATATAATCTATTTGATGGGGAAGAACTTTTAGAAGGTTCAATAAAACAGATAAGACAACACGTTGATTACATAAGTGTTGTTTACCAAACAGTATCTAACTTTGGTAATTCATGTAATCCGGAATTAGTACCCCTATTAGAAAGATTAAAATCAGAAGGATTAATAGATGAGTTATTTGAATACTCACCTAAAATTAATAAAGGTGGGCATTTTAATGAAATTCAAAAAAGAAACATTGGGTTGGCACTGTCACAAGGAGCTGGGTGTACTCACCATATGTCAATGGATTCTGATGAGTATTATATTACTTCAGAATTTGAAAATTTTAAAAGAATTGTAGAAGAAGGTGATTATGACTCCTCTTATTGTCAGATGCAAACTTATTACAAATCTTGGGAGTATTCTTTGGATCCACCTGAAACTTATTACGTTTCTTTAATTTTTAAAATTAAAAACGATTCTAATTTTGTTTTAATGGCACCATCCCCAGTTTTGGTTGATCCTACTAGAAGGATGTCACCTAGTGATAAAGGGGTTATTTTAAAAAGAGAAGAAATACAAATGCACCACGGTTCGTATATTAGAAATGATATAAGAACTAAATTAACTAATAGTTCTGCTTCAGTTAATTTTACAAAAGATATTGATAGGATTGTATCCCATTATAATAATTGGTCCTACCCAAATCAAGTTTTGTGGGGTGGGTTACCAAGTACTTTACATAAAGTTAAAAAAACACAAAATTTATTTGCATGAAATTAAACGAATATTTTGATAAAATCTATTGTATAAATCTTGATAAAAGAACTGATAGATGGGAAGAGTGTCAAAAAATTTTCTCTAAACATGGTTTAGAGGTTGAACGTTTTTCAGCCATAGATGGTAGTAAAGAAAACTATAATTTAGGTTACCCATATGATAACGAATTAGCTGGTGCTATTAGTCATACTAAAGTGATTGAAAAGGCTAAAAATTTAAAATTTAAAAATGTTTTAATTTTAGAGGATGACGTTGATTTTATACCTTTGTTAGAAGAAACTTTTTCTAAAGTAATCGAAGAATTACCTAAAAATTATGATGGTATTTTATTTGGTGGTAATCATGTGGGTGGTTTTAGACAATCTACTGAAAATATTGTAAAAATTAACAGGTCATATGCATTACATGCTTACGGTTTAAATTCAGAGTCTTTTGAGTTTACGATTAATTATATGAATAATAAAATTAAGAATACAATCAATAAGGGTAAAGAAAGTATTAAAACATCTGTTGCGGCAGATTTTTTTATGGCAGATTTACACTCTATGGGTAATTGGTATTGTTTTAGACCTCATTTAGCTTGGCAAAGAAGTGGTTTTTCTGATATTCAAAATGCTATAATGGATTACGATTTTTTAAAAAAATAAAATGGTTACAAGTTATTTACAAGGGGGGCTAGGAAACCAAATATTTCAAATTGTTGCTGCATATAATTTAGCTAAAAAAAACGGTGACGTAGCTGAATTTGATTTTAATGAGTGTCACACCCCTTTACAGGGACATCAATCAAAAAAATATAAGGATACCATCTTTAAAGAATTTAACCATAGTGATAGTATTTTAATTAAAAACACCTTCACTCAAAAAGGACATGGGTTTGAATTAATACCATATAAAGAATCATTACAATTACAAGGGTTTTTTCAGTCAGAAAAGTTTTTTGAAGAAAACAAAAAAAATATTATAGAAAAACTTTTAACAGGTATTAAATCCGAAAAAGAAAAATGGGATAAAGTTTTAGGTTGGATTGGTGGTTTAAGTAGTAATAAAAAACTTGTTTCTGTACATATTAGAAGGGGTGATTACTTAAAATTCCCCCATATTCACACACCTTGTGGTTTAGATTATTATAAAAAAGCTTTATCTATTATGGGTGAAAAAATAGGTGATTTTATACCTGTTTTTATTTCAGATGATAAAGATTGGTGTAAAGAGGTTTTTAAAGATTTAGATTGTTTAATTTCACCCTTTAACGACGAAATTGAAGACTTGATTTTGATGTTTAACTGTAAACACAATATTATAGCTAATAGTAGTTTTAGTTGGTGGGGGGCTTACTTAAATCAAAACCCCGATAAAATTGTTATAGGACCTAAAAAATGGTTTGGCCCAGCAGGTCCACAAGACCAAGAAGATACAATACCTAATAATTGGATTAAATTTTAAATTAAAAATGAAAATGAAAATAAATAAAAAAGAGGTTTACTCACAAAAAATGGATTTTTTTGATTACGATATCAAAGCATACCCATATTTGAAAATGGATAGAGAACACTATAAATTGTTAACTTATTTAACCAAATCAATTGACGGTATAACTATTATAGATGCCGGTACCAGTCAAGGACATTCTTGTTTAGCACTAGCACAAAATGAGAAAAATAAAGTTATAACTTATGATATTTTTGATAAACATTTTTCTTTTTTTGAATCTCATAAAAATATAGAGTTCAAAAAAATGGACATAAATAATGAATCACCGATAATAATTAAATCAGCTAAAATTATACTATTGGATATTGATCCACATGACGGAATCCAAGAAATTAAATTTACAAATTACCTAAAAGAGATAGGATATAAAGGTTATGTCATATGTGATGATATTAATTTAAACCAGCCTATGCGTAATTGGTGGAATTCTATCGATATTGAAAAATATGATGTAACAGACATAGGTCACGGTACTGGTACCGGTATTATAAATTATAATGATGAAAAAATTTTAATAAGTGAATAAAGTTGTTTTTAATCTGATTGATGACAGTTTTAGTCATCACATGTCAGAATCACAAACAGATTCAACAGTAGCTGGAAGAAATCCAGAATATGTTAAATGGGATAGGAGTTTATCTAACAAAAATAGACCAACTTTTTATACCAATGAAAAAATTTTAAACGCAAAAGGTGGAGATAATAGTTACGGTATTATATATGAATCTAGATCTATTATACCTAATACATACACAGAAGTTGAAAAAATAATACCTAAATTAAAGGTTATGTTTACACATAATTCTGAATTCTTAAATAAATACCCAAATTGTAAGTGGATACCTGGCGGTGGTATATGGGTGGGGGGTAATTATGGAAAGGGTGAAAATAAGATTCATAAAAAAACTAAAATATGTTCCATAGTTTCATCAAACAAAAGAATGTGTGAGTTACATAATTTTAGATTAAATGTGGTTAAAAATGTTATAAATAACCCAAAAATCGAAACCTTTGGGTTTACCACTGGTTGGCGACCAATTTATGAAAGTTTACATGATTTTATGTTTTCTATTGTTATAGAAAATTTTAAAGACGATATGTATTTTACCGAAAAAATATTAAATTGTTTTGCCACGGGGACTATACCGATTTATTTAGGTGCTAAAAATATCAGTGAAAGATTTAATGTGGATGGTATAATAACTTTTGAATCTATAGAAGAATTAAACCATATTTTACCGTCATTAGATCAAGAATTTTATTTAAGTAAAATGTACGCAATAAAAGATAATTTTCAAAGGGTAAAAAATTATAATTGTATAGAAGATTACATTGTTAAAAATTATTTCTAAAATGGGTAGAGTAGTTTATATAACATATGCAACAGGAGAAAAATATTTAAAAAAGGCTGAAAATATTTTACCAGACGTATCAAAATATTTTGATGAGGTTTTATTATATAAAAAAGAAGATATTATAGAAAATTTTTACGTTAAAAATAAAAAAATACTTGAATGTGAACGAGGTGCTGGTTATTGGTTATGGAAACCTTATTTTATTTTAAAAACATTAAAAAACCTAGAAGAAAATGATATTGTTTTTTACCTAGATTTAGGTGATAGATTATTTAATGATATTAAAAATTTTATAATCAATAAAACCTCAGTAAATGAAGGTTTTTTCCTCGTAGAAGGTTCACATAACCACTCTATATGGACTAAAAAAGATTGTTTTCATCTAATGGGTTGTGATAGTAATGAATACACAAAAGCGAGACAATTAGAAGCTGGTTGTTGTGCGTTTACTAAAAATGATAAAAGTATTAAATTTGTTGAAGAATGGTTAAAATTTTGTGAAAATTATGATATAATTTCAAACGAATCTAAATTACCTAATGTAAACGGTTTTAGGGAACATAGGTTTGATCAAAGTATTTTAACTAATTTAAAGATAAAACACAATATAAAAACTGTCTCTATCAATGAGGTCTGCGGTTATGTTAATTTTAATGAATTTTTTTAATGATAGTAGGTAATGGTTTAATTGCTAAAAATTTACACCCTATTGATAAAAAAGATATTTTATTTTTTGCATCAGGGGTGTCTAATTCTATGTGTAACGATAGAGATGAGTATGATAGAGAATTTGATTTACTAAAAAAACACATAAATTCTAATAAAAAATTAGTGTATTTTAGCTCTATAGACGAATATATCGTTAATGAACAATATTTAAATCATAAAAAAAAAATCGAAGAATTTATAAAAAATAATGTCGATAATTTTATAATAATAAAAATACCCCAACTTATAGGGAAAAACGGTAATCCTAATAATTTTATAAATCACATTTATAACAACATTAAAAATAATACTGAGTTCGATGTTTTTTTAACAAAAAGAAGTTTATTAGACGTAGAAGATTTAATAAAAATTTTAAATTTTTTAATTAAAAAAAAATTTAATGGGGTTTTTGACATAAACTACGTAGAACTCATGTATGTTAATGATTTTATTAAAATAATAGAAGACATTGTTAATAAAAAAGTGAAAATTAAAAATACTATAAAAATAGAACAAGATATTAAAAAAAATAGTGTTTTCGTTGAAACAGTGTTAACAAAAATAATAAAAGAAAAGAAATCTTATAATTTAAAAATAATAAAAAAATATTTTAATGAAAAAAATTAGTTGTTTACTAACAATACATAATAAAGATTTTTTAATAGGTAGGGTAGTCAATTCCCTAATAAATAACCTGTCTGAAAATACAAATCAATTAATAGTTGTATTTGACGGTTGTACTGATAATAGTGAGTCGATAGTTAAAGAAACGTTAAAACCATTAAAAAATAAAAAAATAGATTATGTATACACCGATAATGTTTTTGAAACTAAAGCTAATAATGCCGGGTTAAAACTTGTCGATAACGATTTTGTTGTTATGTTACAAGATGATATGGTTATAAATGAAAAAAATTTTGAGTTAAGGATGTTGGAACCTTTTTTAAAATTTAATGATGTTTTTGCCGTAACTTCTTTTGTGGCACATAATAATATATACAATGAAACAACAAAAGAAATTAATTATATAGACATGGCTTTTAAAAAAAACTCTAATAGAAACATATTCTACGCTAGAGAATACGGTAATAGGGGTCCTTTAATGTATGATTATAGAGATGTTGTTAAATTAAACTTTTTAGATGAATATTTTTCACCACAAAATTATGATGATATGGATATATCCATGAGAGCTTTTAAGGAGTTAAATAAAATTTCAGGACTGTATTGGGTTGACTATATCTCCGATTTAAGTTGGGGTACCTCTAGGAGAAACCCGAATCCAATTTTAAATAACATACATATAATAAATGCGGCGAAAATATTGGAAAAACATAAAGATTTATTGTATAGTAATAATAAATTTATAGAAAATAGAATAATGTAATATGAAAATTAAACCGTCAGATAGTTCAGAATGGTATAGAGTAAACGGTGATAATACCTATAGAGTTAATTATGATTTAAATGAAAATTCAATAGTTGTTGATTTAGGTGCCAGACACGGACATTGGTCCGATATTATAAGAAAAAAATACAACCCCAAAATATACTGTTTTGAAGTTGTTGAAAAATTCTGCGAAGAATTAAAACTTAAAAATTATGAAACTTTTTGTTTAGCGGTTTCTGATAAATACGATAAAATATCTTTAGGTATATTAGATTCTGAGGCATCTATTTTTTATAAAGACTCATCTTTTAATGTAGATTCCATACCTGCAACTAGTATATTTAAATTAATAAATCAGGAAAATATTGATTTAATTAAAATCAATGTTGAAGGGGCCGAATACCCTATATTAAAAAATTTAATAAATAACGGTGATATTACTAAAATAAAAAATTTGCAAATACAATTTCATTTATTTGATGGTGTTGAAAATAGTGAATACGATGGTATAATTAAAGAATTAAGTAAAACACATAAACTGTCCTGGAGGTTTCCATTTGTTTGGGAAAACTGGGAAGTAATATAATAAATAATAATAAAAAATGGTAGAATCATACTCACAATGCGGACAAGATTTGTTCGTTTTTAACATACTAAAAAATAAGAAAGGAACTTTTTTAGATTTAGGTTGTAATTTACCTAAAAAAATAAATAATACTTATTTACTTGAATTAAATGGTTGGTACGGTATTTCATTAGATATTATAGATTATAGTGAAAATTGGAAAGAAAGAAGTACTAAATTTATTAATATTGATTGTTTTAGTATAGATTACAAATCTTTTTTACCTAATTATTATGAGGATAAAGTTATAGACTACTTATCTTTAGATATGGAAAAAGTTGGTGAAAGGTATAAACTTTTAGCTAAATTATTAGAAACAGATTACGACTTTAAAGTAATAACTATAGAACATGATTCACATTTAGGTAATGACTTTATAGTTAATGAAAGAACACCACAAAGAGAACTATTAACTAATAAAGGTTACATTTTATTATGTTCAAATGTTTCACAAAAGCAACACCCTAATTTATTCTATGAAGATTGGTGGGTTAACCCGAATTTTTTTAATGAAGAAGAGTTAAAACCCTTGTATTCAAATGAGGAAAGTTGTGATAGAATATTAAAAAAATTAAATGTAGAATATACTATTAACGAAATTTCACAAAAATGGTAAAAATATGACAAAAAAAAGAAACAGAAAGTTAACACAAGAAGATGTTGACACAATAAATGAATTTAACATTAGTAAACAAAATGACGATAACTTATTTAGTCATATAAAAATAAACATACAACCTAAAACTGAAAACCAAAAAAAGCTAGTGTATGCTATTACAAATAATGAAATTACTATAGCTTCAGGTTTACCAGGTACTGGAAAAACTTTTTTAGCTTGTGCTGAAGCTTTAAAATTAGTTAAAGACACTAAAAACCCCTATCAAAAAATAATTTTAGTTAAATCTGTGACTACTTTAAAGGATGAAGAAATTGGTTTTTTAAAAGGTACAATGGAAGAAAAAATGGAACCGTTTATGGATTCTTTTTTGGATAATTTTCATAAAATTATTGGTGAGTCTAATACCACAAAATTAAGAAACATGGGACTTATTCAAATCAAACCAATAGCTTATGTTCGTGGTAGAAGTATCGATAAGTCGGTAATTATTATAGATGAGGCACAAAATGTGACTTTAGATAACATGAGAACTTTAATGACACGTATTGGTGATAACTCTAAAATTATCATCCTTGGTGATGTTAAACAAAAAGATATTCGCAATAAAAAAGAAAGTTCCCTTGAAGTTGTGATAGAAAGATTTAAAAATAAACCTGGTTTTGGTACAGTTGAACTTAGAAATGAAGAGGATATTGTAAGAAACCCAATTATTAAAGTGATTGAAGATATTTTTGACCAAATCGAAGAGGATAAAAATAATAATAATAACGGAAAAAAATTATTAAAAGATTAATGAAAATAGGTGTTTCAATTAACGGGGTGTTAAGAGATTTTTTTGGTAGGATTGAAAAAATTCATACAAAATATTTTAACCCAGAAGACGGACAAGAGGTCCAAGTAAAAGATTACGATTTAGAAAAATGGGTTTGGTTTCCTAAAGAAGAGATTGTTAGACAAGAAATGGAATTTAACCCTAATTTTAATGAAAAAGAATTTTTAGCGGATAATAATTCAGACAACCAATTAGTAGAAGTTAAAGACGATGAAATAACTGTTGAGGATTTTGTATATGACAAATGTTGTCTTGAAATTTTTGGGTATGCGGATGAGGTACTTGACGGTGTTGTACAATCTATAAATGATTTGGAGTTACACCTTAAAATGATTGGTAAGGAGTGTGAAATTATTATTACAAGTCGTGAAGCTGGTCGTAGTGTTCCAGCAACTTTATTTTTTTTATCTAAAACCGGGTGTATGATTCAAGACATTAAATTCACAATGGGTACTACAGATTGTTGGCAATTTGCTGACATTATGATAACCGACCACCCTGAAATTATAAATTCAAAACCTGAAGGTAAAAAAGTTGTGAAAATAGAAAAACCTTTTAACCAAGAAATTCCGGCTGATTATACAGTTAAAAGTGTAAAAGAATTAGTTGGTTTAGAGTTGTTTAATTAAGGTTTACTTATAAAGTTTCTTATTTAAAATTATAATATGAGATACAAAAAAGAAGAACCTTCAGAATTTTTTAGTATTGCCGGTAGTCAATATTATTTTGATTTAGATGAATTAAGTCAATTCATTAGAATAGAAAAAAATGAAACTGTTGACGATATCTTAGGTGAAACTAAATACGAAAAAAAAGATTCTAAAGAAAAATCTGAAGAATCTGAAGAATCGGAGGAAACCCCACTAGAGGGCCAAATAATTGATTTGACTAAATGGGAAACTATTAAAGTTATGATAGAATCCGTTTTAAGTGAAAATGGACCCGTAGATGAAGCTATGGGTAAAACCAAATTAGGGGAGCAACTATCAATACCTTTTAGATTATCCTTTAATACATTACTAAATTATAAAATAATAAAAGAACAATAATATGGAAGATAACATCAAAGACTTACTTAAAGACTCTATTTCTAAATTAGAGAAAAAAGAATTTAGAATATTCTTCTTTGTCATGGACACAAAGGGGAACGCAATTGCAAGTATTGCCAATATTTATGAACATGTTAAAATTTTACGTGAATTAGGTTATGATGCACAAATTTTACACGAAAAAAACGACTACACTCCAATGGGTGCGGCTTTAGGTGATGGTTATGCAGAATTACCACACGTTTCAATTGAATCACAACAATTAAAAGTTAATACACACGATTTTATTGTGATTCCTGAAATTTTTTCCAATGTCATGGAACAAACAGCTAAATTACCTAGTAAAAGAATTGTTTTATTACAATCTTACGATTATATATTTGAAATGTTAATACCTGGTAAAAATTGGTATGAGTATGGAATTAAAACTGTTATTACCACTACTGAAAAACAAAAAAATTATGTAGAAAATCTGATGAGCAATAAAGTTCAAGCAGAAGTGATACCTGTAGGCATACCTGAATATTTTAAACCGTCAGATAAACCTAAAAAACCAATAATTGCTATATCAACTCGTGACCAAAGAGATTTAGTTAAACTTTATAAATCTTTTTACTTAAAATATCCTCATTTAAAATGGGTTTCTTTCAGGGATATGAAGGGTTTACCTAGAGAAGTTTTTGCCAAATCTTTAGCCGAATCATGTTTAGCAATTTGGATGGATAGACCTTCGTCTTTTGGTACTTTTCCTATTGAGGCGATGAAATGTGATGTACCAGTATTGGGGTTAGTACCTGATATGATTCCTGAATGGATGGGTGATAAAAACGGTTTGTGGACACAAGATCCTAACGCTATCGTAGATTTAGCAGCAAACTACTTTCAAGCTTGGTTAGAAGATGGTGAACCACAAGAACTTTACGATGAAATGTCAAAAACCAAAGAGTTATACACTTTAGAACAACAAAAAAATAAAACAATCGAGGTTTATGGAAAAATAATCCAAGAAAGAATTGATGAATTAAAAGCCAATTTACCTTTAGAAGTTGAAAATAATATAGAAACCCAAAATTAATTATATGTCAGAAATTAAAACAAATATTACAGCAATATTACCAATACATAAAATGGATGAAAATATTTCATCCTATTTAGAAAAAGCTTTGAAAAGTATTGAGTTACAAAAAGTTAAACCTGATGAGTTAATGATTGTAAAACCAAAAGATGTTATAGTTAACTTACCAGAAACTTCATTTAAAATAAATGTCATAGAAAATGACGGTGAAACTGATTTTTGTTCTCAAATTAACTTTGGTGTACAAAAAGTAGAGACAAAATATTTTAGTATTCTTGAGGTGGACGATGAATATTCTAAAATTTGGTTTGATAATGCAGTTAAGTATATAGAAGCTTATGATGAAGTTGATGTTTACTTACCTATAGTATTAGATGTTAACGTTGAAGGTAAATTTTTACACTTTACAAACGAACCTGTTTGGGCTAAAGATTTTTCTGATAAATTAGGTTTTTTAGATAATGACGCACTTTTAAACTTTCCAAACTTCCAACTTTCTGGTTCAGTAATTAAAGTTGAATCTTTTAAATCCGTTGGTGGTCTTAAACCAAGTATTAAATTACAATTTATTTATGAGTTTTTATTAAGAATGTCTTATTATGATAAAAAAATGATGACAATCCCTAAACTTGGTTATAAGAAAACTAATATGAGACCAGATTCTTTATTTTTTAATTATTACAGTGTAGAGAATAATAGGATTGATGCTGTTGAGGCAAGATTTTGGTTTACTACCGCTAGAAAAGAATGTTATTTTAAAAACGATCGCGGAATAAAATTTGATAGAGAAAATGTGACACTTCAGTAATGTCAACCGAAAAAAAAAGAGGTAGAAAACCACAAAAAGATCCTTATTTTGGTTTGGTGGAAGAAACTGCTGTTAAAGAGTTTTTATCATTGGGTGATTTAATTCAGGATCCTAATAGTTTGGAGGGTTTTAGATGGACAGGAACCACAAAAGAGGAATTTAGACGTAACGAAATTTATAAGTTACATCTACAAGCTCCATTAAACAAAATGATAGAAAGTATTATCAGAAGATATAAATTATACTCAAAAAATATGTCTTTTGAAGATTTACATTCTGATACACTTTCATTTTTAATGATAAAATTCCATAAATTTAAACCTTCTAAAGGTAAAAAATCTTACTCTTATTACGGTACCATTTGTAAACATTATCTTTTAGGTAAAATAATTAAAGACGATAAGAAATTAAAAACTTTAATATCTTATGAAGATGTGGCAAGTGATTTAGAAGAGAATGAAGAATATTCTTACGAAATAGATAATCATGATACAGATTTAAACTACCTTATAGAAGATGTTTGCAACTCCATTAAACAAGAATTAGAAAATAAAATTCTAACCGAAAATGAAATCAAAGTAGGAAATTCACTAATTTCGATACTAGAAAATTGGGAACGTGTTTTTGAAGGACGAGACTCAACAAATAAGTATAACAAAAATCTTATATTGTATTATATGAGAGAAATGACATCATTAAATACAAAAGATATAAGAAATGCGATGAAACGTTATAAATCGATTTACAAATTTATAAAAGATGGTGGTTTTTAAAAACCACCATTTTGATATTTATAAGTAAAAACATGGCTAGACCGAAAAAAAAAGATATTAGATTAACAACCGATAGTTTTTTGTCTTTAACACAAGAAGCTTATAATGAATTAGTGGAACAAAGAAGTACTTGCATTAGAACTATTAATGAAAACAAATCCAAAGTTAATGTTGAGGATATGCATGATTTAGCTAATCTAAATAAAGCTAACACAGATTTATTAAAAATAGTGGATACTACTATAGATAAAAAAATCACTTTGGTTAAATTAATGGGTCAATTAATTTTTAAACCAGGTACGGGTGACGGTGATAGTAGTAACGGTAATATCACACCAGAAGATATGGCATTATTAAGGGATATTTTTAAATCGGAAGATAACAAAGAAAACGGTGACGATAAAAAAGAATATAAGATTAAATAATGGGGTTTATTGACGACAAAATACAGACAGTAAACAGTGTTGCATTATTTGAGGTTTTAAATAACTTACCTAAAAGTAGATCTACGTCTTCTTTAGAGTCTGTTATTTCTAAAAATAAAAATTTATTACCCTTTTTAATTGATTTATTGAGTGTTGTCTGTAAAGATAACACGAAAAATCCGAAAGATAGGGGTAGATGTGAGGCCACAAGAATTTTACTAGAAATATTAGTAGAATATTTTCCGGTGTTATTAAAAATACTTAAAGAAGGGTTAGCTAAAGCAATAAAGGCTGGT